TCGCTAACTTCAATCTGAACATCTCGGTTTGGATATTTTATCGCAATCATACCGTATAAGTCGTCTGCTATCATCTCGCAACTTTTGTAATCCAATTCTAGTGTGGTTGTTGAATAAAGATTCAACAGCCACCTTTTAAACTGAATAAACTCAATATCTCTATCGTTGTGAAATACTTCGACCGACACTTTAAAATGAAAGATATGACGATGTGGGCTTGCTAAAAAACTAACATCTGTTAGATTTGGGTCTGTAGCGGCAGCGGGATAACAATGAATACCTTCACGTTGAAATGTAACCCATATAAGTCGTTTTGCACGATTCATAATACGGTTTCGTTTTTCTGTTAGTGCTTGTTTTACTTGTTCATCACTCATAGTTCATCTCCATAGCCAACACGTTCATAATTTTCTTCAAATTGTAAACGATTGTATTGTTTAATTTGCGACACGACCATATCTAATTCATTTCGTAACTGAGTTAACTGAGTAGGTTGTTCAGTTAAACTAATTTCTTTACTAAGAATTCTTTTTTGTTTTTCCAAAGATTCAATTAATTTTGTATAATTCATTTATTCCTCAATATCAAAAAGTTGTAAACTATCAGCGTGTATCGTCAATTCTTTCTTTTTAGTAGGCATTTTTTTAGTTTTAGCACTATTAACGCCATCAAACATTTCTTCAAATTTTGTATTACTGTTTATAGCACGTTTTCCTGTATACCCATAACTTCCACTTTGTATTTGTAAAAAGAACTTACTGTGTTTGTCAATTAAATCTAAACTTTTTTGCCTATCATTAAGACTAAAAATCTCGTCAACTAATTGATTAAATTTAACATTTCCAAATTTACAAATCAACATTTTTGGTGTTATTTGAGTATCATATTTGGTATTTGCTTCCTGCACAGCAGCAATATGTTGATATACATTATGAGCCTGTAAAATGGTATAACTCAATGTGTCCCAACTAGTTTTAGTTTCTTTGCCTTGTTGATTGATAAACCCATGCCCGCGATAACAAATATCACGTATTAATAGTTTTTCAAGAATTGGGCTATTAGTAAATCTTTTATGTATATTATCTTGTAATACTGCATCGACAAATAATCTATTATCTGTAGCATATTTTTTGTCTTCCGCAGTTTTATCCATTCTATAAGACCATTTCTTATTGTGTTCTATAACATTTTCAAAATAAGCAAGCCCTTTGGCTGCACTTAAAAATGGACTAGCACAATCAAATGTAATTTGTAGTTTTGGGTTTACATATTTGCGCAATGCACGTTGTATGTCACTAAAAATAACTGCATATTCTAATATGCTTGTGCCCAAACAGTGAATCAAGTCATGCTTGCCTTCTTGTAATAACCCATCGTGTATGATATGTACAAGTCTACGTAAAGTTAAATGTATATCTGCTTTATTCTGACCACCAAATGCCCAACCATTAAAATGATTTTCTGGGTAGATGTTTGGATCGCAATACTTTTTCATTTCATCATACCAATTATCACTTTGTGTATGATTGTGCCCTTGCAACACATTTAAGAATTTACATTTGCCACTACGATTTTTTATAAAGTATTGATTATTAATGTGCGTAGCAACAATAGCATCTTGTATGGTTTGTATACCATGTAAACTCTTGCCGTTTTTATCAGTTAAATGATAGGTTTCAAGACTTTGACTGGGTATGTCTAGACACATACCATAATCCATGTATGTGTCCATCCATTTTAATACAGCGATGCGTTTTTCCATAGCACGTGGACAGTTAGGATCTTTCCAATCAGCAGGCCATTGACCTTTTAATATTTGAAATCCTCCACTGTCACCCAAACAAAATGTATTTTCTTCACGCTTGCGTACAATACTTTCATTATGATCATCAACAGTTGTGTCTAAATTAGCATGACCTGCGCTATATAGACCCCATTTATAAGTGAATAATCCATTACTACTGTAATAGTTTAAACGTTCTGTGTCGCCGTTAAACGCACTGGGAATACGTGATTGTTCAAAATAGTTTTCACCTTCACGTTGTTTGCCAAGTCCACTAATAAAAAAACTACTAATGGCTGGCAAAAACAATGCCCATTCAGGATTTTGACTTTGTGTAAGGTCTACTTGTTTCATTGTGTTAATGTTTTTACCATTTCTAATTTTTGTTTAGCAATTTCAATAGTGTCTAATAAGTCTTTCACTGCTGTATTGGTTTCTGCTAATTTTTTAAACTCAATTTCTTCATTCATTTTCTTTTCTGCCCAGTTTAAAACTTTTGAAGTACGTTCGTCAAGATCAACGTTTACATAATTAGGCATTGAGTGCCAATAACTACCTGCATCAATTTCAAAACACATACTGGAGTTATTCCAACGCACTGCTCCTTTAGCAAAAGGGGTACTTGGTGTACCAGAATATCCTATAGTTTCTTTACTACCACCTTCTGTAATTTTAAAAAGATTGACAGTTATCATATTACTTTTGTTGACTTGGCAATAAGAATTGATATTCAGCAATACCGCTGTCTACAGTTACTTCAGCAACGCCTTGATCACTAAAGCGAACAGTCTTATCGCCTGGCAAGTTTAAAATGCTAGCAAATACGCTAACAGGATAACTCCATGCTTTATTAAGTTTGCCACTGCCAGTAGTGAAAATAAAGTTACCACTATGTGTACTTGGATCGCCAAAATATACACGAATTTTGTCACCTTCGCTTTTAACAGTAAATGTATTTTCGCTATTATTTGCTGAACTTTGTTTCTTTAATCGTGTAATACCTTCAATGCTTGGAGTAAATTCTACTGCCCATGTAGCACCTTTGAACTTAACTGGTTTAACTTTTTCTTCTACCATAGCCTTAGACATTAATCGATAGTCGTTAACGAAGTCAGCGTTCTTAGTTTCAAAGTGAATAGCACAAGGTGCGTCATCTTTTGTAGTTACAGTAATTTCTGCGCTATCATCATAGTCATCAAAACTCAAAATAGTTTTAAGTGTATTAAGATTTGGCATACCAAATGTGCCAACAAAATCAGCGATTGGATTTTTAAAACTGCCATATACAATTACGGTTTTGTCTTCGGCAAGAGCAGTAATTTTAGTTTCGCTGTCAGTGCCATCGATCTTAAGTGTGTCAATAACACCTAGACCATTTGTGTGTTGAATCAAATCAAGTAAATTATCTTTCATGTTTTTCCTTTGTTGTTAAAATATTCAGGCATCTTATCTGTGTATTATAATGGAATTTATTAAAAAAATCAAGCACTTAGTTAACCAAATGTAAATAATTCTTCAAAGTTGTTACTAGTATCAGTTGCTGATTTTAAATCCCAATCTAACACGCCCAATAAGTTGTCGATCTTTTTATCGACTAATGTGTTTTCCATAGTTGCATCGTCAAATGGCAATTCAATAAACCATTTAGGCAATCTTAATTCATCTACTGGATACGCAATACTTGTAAAGTTTAATGGGTTGCTGCGTAGTTTACACACAACTACTTTCATACCATCAACAATCTTCATACTATAATTGTCCCCATTTACTCTACGCAGATAGTTCCAATTCAATGCTCCTCGAACATGTCCTGGCATATTTGCTTTGCCTGTACTACTATTGGCTTCTAAGTCGCCATACATAGTGAGTTTGTTTACAGACTTGGGGCTACCTTTAGTCCAACTATCTTGTTCACTTAATTTGATTTTAAAGTCTTTAATCTTTTGTATAATGTCTTCACGACTACTACCAGCAAGTACATTTTCAAGTACATCCATTAAGAACTCTTGAACATACTTTGGAGTATCTGCTCGTTTAAGATCAAGACCCATTGCTTTGATGTAGCCGCGTTTACCGTTTACATCTAATCTTTTGCCTTCTTTATCAAAGATATTGATAGCATAGCGTTTCTTTGTAATGAATAAACTACGATCACCAATTAATTCGCGTCCTGCTTTGATGATTTCTCCGTTCTTTCTTGGCGCATGGAATGCTCGTTCCATGAAGCCGGGAAAAGTAGCGTTGGTCTGTTCAGCAATGCTGTCATAAATTTGGATAACATTTTCTTTAGTCCACTCCAATTCGCCATTATCTATTTGCTCCTTAAGTATTGCATATGCGCTAAAATAACAACTATCAGTATCGCCATATACAATAGCAGGACCTTCGTGATTATATTCATTTGTTACAATTTCATTAATGGTACTCATCATATGTCTAACAATCTGACGACCACTTAATGTAACACTTTGACCTATACGCTTATCATAGAAACGACAGTGTTCATTTAACAATGCACCATAAGCACTATTCAATAAAATCTTACGTACTAATTGTCGTTTATCCCAATATGCTCTTTCTTCGGGTGTAGTGCTTTCTTTGAGTTTTTTTTGCATTACTTTACGATCACTATACCAACGTGATAGTAGTCCGGGAATTACGCCTTCATTGTCATATCTAAAGATCGTGCCGTTAGCACTTAGAATATATGGCTTATGACTATCAAATATCAACTTCCATACTTCTGCTGCACTTTTAACTTCAGTGCGACCATCTTCATAGTCAATAGTGATATCTGTTCCACGTTCTTGTTTCATAACGCTGGCATATTCTAGTGCGCCAAATAGTCCTTCCCATAGTTTACTACCGGTCTCCATATCATCATCTTCTTCACTGTATCTTGCCTTTTGTCGTGCTAATTCACGCCCTTTCTCAAGCATACACTGATCAGTAAGTGAAGGTCTTAGTTGTCCAACAATTGTTTCTGGAGCCATGTTCAACGCACGAATCACACTGGGATACAGACTGTTAATATCAACTGCGCCTACCCATTCATGTATGCCACGTTTAGGATTGGCGACAAACGCACCAGCTGCTGGACTTGTTTCTGTTTTATTTTCGTCACGCTTTTTCTTATCTGGAATTACAAGCCCACGCTCGTGTGCCTCGTTCATAATAGCCATTTCAATCATTGCTACAGAACCCATAACAGTTGGCAATAATACAGTATTTTCATGTGCTAGTTGATTTGCCAATTCTAAGAACTGTAGTTTCTTGTCAATCTTAACAAGCAACATTGTATCCTGACGATTGTATTCTAAGAATCTTTTGAAGTCTTTATTGTAAAGTTGGTCAAGTGTACCTTCATATTGAGTTTTGTTTTCACCAACTTCCATTTCACCAATAAAGTCTAGTTTATAACTATGGCGACTTTCATAGTTGTACTTTTTATACAATTGTAGATAGTCCATGTGTATACGGCCAACTAAGTCATAAGTTGTTTCAACTTTACCAAATCGTTCATATTCACGTGCTTTTGGCAACTGACCAAGCAAACAGAATTTTCGTGTGTCATCTTTGCTCATTACACGTGTTACACGATTAACAAGATAGGGAATATCGTAACCTTCTGAGTTCCAACCACTGAGTACGTCTGCATCTTCGATTAGTTTGAAGAATGCCTCAAACATATCAATTTCATTGCGAAACATTACAGTGTTATCAAATTCATTTACAATATCTTGTGCAGTATCATCACTCATACTCTTAGGCGGTATGCATAATGTTACAAGTTGATCTAACCAAGTCAAATACAAACTAATTGCTGTGACTTTATTAAATGGATCAGTAGTTGGACTAAAGCCTTTCTCTGGGTCAAAGTCTACTTCAATATCGAAAAATACTGTATGTAGTTTTGGAGCATCGACTTTTAGATAGTGTTCGCTAAGACAGCGAAACACTACGTTTACATCGCTTTCAAATATCTTTTTATTGCCATGTATACGTCTTTCTTTTTCAAATTCAGATTTTTTACGTGTACTGAATCTGCTTACACTATCGCCATACATACTACGATACTTGCCTTTTGGATCGGCATAATACATAATATAATTGGCAGGATACTCGTTATAAGTTCTTTTGCCGTCTTTACGTTCTACGACAAATATCCTATCAGTTTGCCTATCGTGTATTGCATCAATATATGACATGATCTTTTATCCTATTATAAGTCATTTCTGCTAATAAAGCATGTGTTTTGGGTCCAGGATGTTTTTTATCGTTTGCAGTATCTGTACGAAAATGATCTTGTGGGGAAAAATCTGTAATCACACAATTAGAATTTAGATATTCAGGAACTTTAAAATTATGGTAATCATTTATCATGGGTAAACCAAAATTAATAATTTTTTTATTGGTCAAATATAAATGCGCCGTATAAATGAAAATATAATTTTTTACAATATTATCTTCTTCTACACTTTTATGAGGAATGAGTGGTGGTGATTCAAGTGTAAAGGGATCATATTTTATACGCATTTGAGTAAAGTACGTTCTATGAAAATATGACCATCCTACTATTACTATATCATCTGTGTTAAAGTCAAAATTTAAAATATCATATAAAATACGTATATTACAATTTCCACCTTTTCCCATGTTTACAGTATCGACTTTTAATAAATCACCCAGTAGTTTAGGCCATGCCAAATTACTGGGGTTAATATTATCATAGTCGTGCGCTTCCCATTGATCAGGCAACGCCCATCCTTTAGTATAGGAACATCCAAATGCTACCAATCTTGGCATTAAATAGTTTTACCCACTGTTTCTAAAATAGTATTCAATTCTTCGTTTTCTTTGTTAGTTTCGCCCAATTTCATCTTGTGTGCGACTTTGATAGCCTTTTTAAGTACGCTGGGTTTAATTTCCAATTCTTCTGCTACTGCTTTGATTGTGTCATTAAGCCCGCCACTTAGTGTTTCAACTTCGTGCATTACAGACAAGCCTTCATTAATCAATTGTGTTAATTTAATTTTGGCTTCATTATTAAAACTTCGTTCAGTCATTGTATCTCCTTGAATGTATTAGTTATTATATACAGTTGTGCATAAAAGTCAAACATTTTAACACCCAGTATTGTATTATAAATAAGAGTCTATGGCAATTATAAAACGCACTGGCATATCTACTCCAATAAAGATTATACCAACAATTAATTTAAATTTGGAATCAGGTTTTTATTTTTTATCAATATGGCCAATGGAAAACTACAACTTAGATAATCTAGAACAACAAAAAGATAAAATACATACCATAGTAATTGATCAGGGAGTCGAATATCAATTTAATCAACTTTATGGTGATGATTTTGGAGTTGCCAAATTAATTAAAAAATACCCAGAAAAGAATTTTATTATTATAACTTGTAACTACAAGTATGATTACAACTATATTAATTGGGATGAAAATCCCAATGTTAAAATTTTAGATTACAATGGATATTGGATATGCAAAGCATTTTCCGGAATATATGAAAAATGTTTGAATTCAGATGATATTAACATAAAAAATAATTTGGATATTAAAAATAATAACATATGTTTAGATACACCATTAGAACATTTATTCATAAGTTTAAATAACATTTCTCATGTTCATCGTGCAAGATTAATGGACGAATTGGCTAAAAATAATCTAATAGAAAAAGGTGCGATTTCATGGCGAGATGTTACTCGCATGTATGATAACCAAAGAACCGATGAATTGGATAGTGTTAGACATGGGTATGTTTACAAATATTGGAAACCAAAAAGAATGTATTTGGATCAACCTTTAATAGATTATAGTAACAACGTTGAGCAATATCATATACCAATACAAATAAAAAGTTCATTTGCACAGATTGTTGCCGAATCTACTGTTAATCAGGTATTTATTTCGGAAAAAACTACTACTAGTATTTTTTATAATAAAATGTTTATGGTTCTGGGTTGTCAAAACTTTCACGCCAACTTAGTTGAAATGGGATTCAAAATGTATGAAAATGTGTTTGACTATAGTTTTGATAGCGACCCAGATTATGAAATAAGAGTGGAAAAAATTGTAAAAAATATCAAAAGATATGAAAATTATTCTATGACAGATTTACAAAAAATTATAAACAGTAATAAATCTATTATTAAATACAACAGAGAGTTGGCTATAGAATATTTACACGAACGAATTCCCAAAGAAATGTACGATTTAAATGAAACATTGTTATCAAATAAACTTCCCAGACTCTGGGCGGGCTTTATTCCCTATAGCGACATTAATTATGTAAAATCAAGTTTTTATGGCGATTAAAAAAACAAAAAAGCCCAAGAAACCCAAAATATCAGTATTTTTACACCATCCCTATTGTTCGGCGCATTGTGCTGTAAGTATACACGAGGCGTTGTGGAAAAAATACAATGTTGAACTTTTTCAATTACAAGATTTACACAAGCCCAAAACACTGCGCGGCACTAAAATAATTTTATTTCCAGGTGGTGCGGGTGACAGTCAAAAGTTTCAAAGAGATATAGTACCACATAAAGAACCAATACTTGAATACATGGATAAACGTGGCAAGTATCTTGGCATATGTATGGGAGCATACTGGGCTGGGTCATTATATTTTGATTTACTTAAAAATTTAGATGCTGTGCAGTACATTAAAAGACCACGTGCTGATGTGCGTAGAAGCCATGGCACAACTGCTGAAGTAGATTGGTTAGGACAAACTACTAAAATGTATTTCTATGATGGCTGTGCTATTGTCGGTAACGGACGTAGTAATGTTATTGCTACATATAAAAATGGTGACACTATGGCATGTATTCAAAATCGAGTTGGCGTTATAGGTTGTCACCCTGAAAGTCTACGCAGTTGGTATCAAAAGCCCTTCATCGATCCTTTTTGGCATCGTGGGCATCATCACAAATTATTATTAAACTTTACTGATATGTTAATGGAAGTTTAATTATTGAAAGATGTGGTGATTCTTCTCGCCGTAAATTTTAATATATTTTCCGGAAAGCACGTCCGCCATTACTTCAATAGGACTCCCGGGCCAGCTATCGCCTGGCTTAATCATACCTATTTCACTTTGACGCCAGTGTACAAGTTCATGAAATACTGTGCGTAGTATGTCTACAAGATTGCGATTCTTAGCATAGACCCATACTTTATTATCACCTTCTACATGTCGTCCAGTATGATGATTAACCTGAGCATCTTTGGTATCATAACTTAAATCAATCATTGGCATTTTTTGAATGTGTAGTCTTTTACCTGCCCAGTGAGCAAATTTATTAACTTCTTTTTGTATAAACTCGCCAGCATGACCACTGTCTTCTTTGGCGATTGTATTCATGAATTCTACACTACGCATCTATAGTTCCCTGTGAAGGTTCTGAAGTTGGTGCTACACTGTTGTAACTCAATGGAAAAGCATTTGCCAATTTTTTTATTTCATCGGTCGCATTATACCCGTCTCTAACTAAAGGGCTACCGTCCAGTGTTTTAGTTTCACTACTAGCATTTTTAATTAAATCTGCTTTTTGCGCTATAGCATCAGTAATTTGTTTTAATAATCCTGGATTAATTTTAGCAAAAGTTTCATCTCTACTTTCATAATCTTGGACAGCATCTTTAATTTGTCTTGTAGCAGCGTGTAATTGCCATTTTTGAAATTTGTTGCCGCCATTTGATTTATCAAATACATCAATCATCATACCTTGCGTTGCGTATCTGTGAAACCATGTGCTATCACTTGACCCAGTACAAAATCTAGCAGTAACACCCGCAGCATTGTTGAAAAAATAACAAGCACCATAGTTTAAAGGTATCGATACCCAATATCTGTCATCGTCAATTAATACTATTTCTTTTTTATTTTTCTTTGCGGCGTTAATGCGTTCTTCATCTTTTAATCTAGATATTTCAGCATTATAGTACTGCATTCTGTTAATTAATTGTCGTATGGTTTTATATTGATTTAAATCAGTGTCGGTACTTTTTAATAATTTTCTTTTTAATAATGCGTTATAAGCACCTAACATGTCCACGCCTTCACCTGACAAATCTTCCCAGTTTAGCGCATTATTGGCATACAGTCTCATTAACCAATCGTCAAATTTGCCCGGGCCACTTAAATCTCCATACATTGAATCTCTTAAACGACTGTCAATTAAATCGCTTAATGCTTTTACAACATTATCGTCACTTGGATTTCTGCCTAACTTTACCAATACTTCCTTTGGAAAAGATCTGTCGTGATGTACAGCCAACGCTATCATTTTTTTAAGTTTAGGGTCGTTTATTTTTTTATAAACATTTGCTTCTTTAATAATATGTGCTATTTTCATGTTGCTACCAATTCACGTTTTAAGTAGTATAATATCGTTGACAATTTTTTATAATCACCATTCATAACATCATCTAATATTTTTTCTTTTTCTTGACTGTACACTAATCCAGTTAACGTTACTGCTCTATTTAAAGCATCTCTTAAAACTTCCCACATGCTACCACCACGATCAGTACTAAATCTATTGGTTTTCAAATCTGTGTATAACATATGTAATTGATCTAGTCTTTGAATTTTATCTCTCATTAAATCATACGCATCATTTTTTAACATATTCATAGCAACGCCACGAACATCTGCTATAGACTTTTCAACTGTTTTTAATAATACAGGTTGAAATTTTTTTGCTAGGTGGCGAATATCATAATCTTTAACAAATTTTTTATTTTTCTCGGTAGACACTGGTAATACAATACGATATGCTTGTTTAATTTTGCCAACGTGTTCTTTAATAAGGCTTCCAGTGTCTTTTAAATTACCTACGTATGATGCATGACGTTCGCCAGACTGTGTATTATAAGTTTGTACATTATATCCACCTTGATTTTTCAACTCCATAACAGCAGCACCTACTTCACAAGCAAATATTAACATAACTTTTGAATTGCGGCTATATAGATCGCGCTCAATGTTTGTTAGTTCTAATTGAGTTTTGTTTATACTTTTTATTGGGACTTGTTTAATATCATGTGGATCGTGGCTTATTTTATATTTTTTGTGTAAGATTTTTATTAACTCATTAACACCAGGCGCATCTATTCCTTTGAAATAATTCAATATAGCACTGGCTTCGGTGAGATAGTTTAAAAAATGCCCAAATTGTACGGTGTCTTCTACTAACATAATCTAGTATTTATCAAATTTCGTAATAATCACTATATGACAATACTCGCAAAAACTTATATGTTTGATCTGTTTTAACGCCAGTTAATTGAAATGTCACACGTGGAGTATGCCCTGCGTTTGCCGTACAATGTGGCACATCACGCCAACGAAATGTAGTAACATGCCCACTACTCCAACCTGTATATTGATAGTTGCCCATGCTATAAAAGTGCCCTAACTGCCAGTCAGTTAATTGAATTACTATACGCATTACACTATCAGGATCTTCTGGGCACCATTTTTCTAGTTTATCAATATGTAAGTTCCAAACTTGTCCTGGCAACTGTACATGTACACGATTCATACAATCTTTTAGACCAAACAAGTCACTAATCTTTTGTAACTTTTCATCAAGTTGCCAGTTTAAATTAGAGATTTTTAAATCTTTGTTTACTCCAATTCTTTCTAAGTCATATTCTTCTTCAACTAAATCTGTGCTAGGTATAGCATTTTCTTTACCTTTATAACCACGTGTTGCCCATGTGGCACTTACACTATTTTCAATAGCAGTTTTAACAGTATTACTAAAGTCAGACTTTAGATTACCTAAATGTATCATAGCATCAAAATGTCGATCAAACTTTTGTGTGTTAAAGTGATACTTGCTTTTTGCTACTGTTTTATCCCAACTGCTGTTCATATTACTCCCACAGTTATGTCGTGATCTTTATAGTTTTGATAATACTGTTCATTTGGAACTTGTATGCCTAAATGTGTTGCCAATTCAACATTAGTATTTACTTGCGTTGCTTTATACTTGTCCCAGGCAGTTAATATGTCAGCATTTTGTCTGTCAATTTCTTTGCCCATTTGTTTAAGGTCTTTGTAATATTTTGCGTAACTTGGATATGTAATAGTAAAGAATCCACAACGCACCCACCAACCCAAACAACTATCATTATTACGATGTACTAACACAATAGGCACTTCAGGAAACATAGTTTTTAGATAATCAATTTTATGAGCAAAGTAATGACTTTTGATAATGCGAACACCTGAACCAGTAAAAGGTTTATCAAATTCAGTTTCAAAGTTCTCTCTACGGTCCATAAACAAATGCCAGTCAGTGAAGTAATATCCAAACTCATTATATGGATCAAAGTATGCTCCCAAATGCATTAGTTGTAGTGTGCCGCTAGCATCGTGATAATATGTGCGTGCATCACTATAATCACTGCGATCAATACTATCACTATAATAAATGTTTTTACAAACGCTACTCCATTTACTGCCAGGTGCGCCTGTCATAAAAATATACTTACTCATTACAATCCTCTATCCTTTTTAGGTTTTAACCCCTGCCATACTTGTTCGTCTAACCAATATTCATCTACGTATTTTACGTACTTGCCATTGGCATCATTGCTTATAAACTTAAGTAAATTACTATTGCCATAATCAATAGGGAAATCTAATATTTTACTTAGATAACGCAAGTAATTAACTTTATGTAAAAAGAATGCCTCGTGATCTATATAGTGTACATTTAAATCTAAATTAATTAATAATTGATAGTAATTAATTGCTGTTGGCAGTGTAATCTCTTTACGCACACGTTCTTGCTGTAATTGATTTATATTTTGATCACGCACTATAATACCAATGGTTACATCGACATTTAATTCTTTTGCTACTTGTACTAACTCAATTATTTTTGGAACTTGCTTTACGCCATTATAAACAAATGGAACACTGACATTAGCAACATAGTAATCATAGTCACTAAAATCAAAATCTCTTAACTTATCAGGGTTTACCCAATAGTCGGCAAATGGTTCTTGATCGCTGGGTATCCAATATTGTTCTTGTAAATCAGACCAGCCATATACATCAGGATGTAAACTAAACAATCTACTAAACAAATGATTACCTGAGCCTTGTGGGCCTGTAATTATCAATAATTTTTTCATGGTTTGTTATTAAAAATCTTACCTGTTTTATTGCCTTCATCTAAGTCATAAGTTTCTACATTATGTATGTATTTTTTGTTTGGATCATCAGATAATATTTCATTTATACGTGTATCATCGTATGCTATAGGTATATTAAACTTTAAACTTTTTAAGTATTCACTTTTATAAAGATATAGTAATTCATAACTTAAAAATGTTTTATTGTATTTTAATTTATTATATTGTTTATAAAAGTAATCCATTGTACTTTGTGTACGTATACGTGTTTGTTGATAATTTAATATGTTTTGATCACGCCCAATAATAGCAAACTCTACATTGATTTTTAAATTTTCACAGGCTTTAGCAAAACCGTTTGGGCATGGATTCCATATAGGATTAACATCGCTGCCAACAATACCCAATGGGCAACTTATACTTGTGAAATAGCAATCACTTTGATCCCAATCAAATTCTTTTAATAAACGATGATCACGCCAACATGCGGCAAAGGGTTCATTAAATCTATGTGGTTCCCAATAATTTTCTAATAAACTTTTCCATCCATATACAAGTGGATGTAAACTAAAGATTTTGCTCCACAAATGATTGCCTGCGCCTTGTGGACCAAACAATATTAACATACGTTTTTTCATAATATAGACCTTAATTCTGAAGGTAATATGGGATTTTCCATACGTTCGGGATGCCACATCAATCCAAATATATATTTGGTTTTATGACGAAACCCTTCTATGCTGCCATCACTTGCCATGGCAATTGGGTATAGGTCTGGTCCTAATTTTTGTATGCTCATATTATGATAACTATTTACTTCGTATTCAGTGTCTTCCATACTAATCTGATGAACTGTATCCAAATGATTATCTATAATATCGCAGACACCTTCTTCTAAATCGTTTATTAATAATGCGCCATGACATATACCAAGTATAGGTATTTTACGTGCATAGCATTGTGCTATTAATCTTGTTTCAATTATTCTACGTTTTGGATGATCATCGCCACCTGTTACAATTAACAGTTGTATATTATCTAAATTGAATTGATGATCTAGTGAATTTGGGACACAAAAAAGCGTATGATTTTTTAGTAGGCTGTACCAGCCCTGTTCTAAACTATCATACGCTCTATTCTTATGAACAAGTGTGCGTTGTGTCAGCGCAATGTTCATTACCAACCATATGCTTCAGATACTAAAGCCTTAGCAGCTGGAACTTCCATTGTGTTTTTGCAACTGATGTCAAATAAGTCTTTACGCATTTGAGCAACTAATGCTGCTACACGTGTTTGTGTGGCTTCATCATTTGCCAATGTTTCTAACTTACGTGCACCGATTTTGCTGTGGAAGCCTTCGTCACGTGCGATCATTGCATAGCGTGTGCTAATGAATGAATCTTCAATGCATTCTGCCATTTGATTCCAAACGGCTTCAGCACGACCTTCTGCTACTAATTGATATGCTGCTAATGCAGCAGGATCTGTTTCTGCTTCATACTTAGCAAGTAGACTTGCACCTTTTGCTGTTGGCTTTGCAGCCTCATTAGCAATTGCATCTTCTACGTTGATTTCTGAACCAGTAATGTGTTCAATTACTTCCTTAACTAAACGGAAGTGAACTGCTTCGTCATAAGCTTGTTTGCTTAATAATTGCAATTCAGATGGGTCTGTGTTTGCTGGAAGAGCGGCTACTTGAGCAGCAATTTCAACCATGTTCATTCTTTCGTTAACCATACGACCTACAAAGTGTTCAACTAAACTTTCTTGACTTGGGTTACTAGCAAAATATGCTTTAACATTAATTTTACTTGCTTCAAATAAAGCCTCGTTTTCTGCTACGATCTTGGCAACAAATTCTTTTCCTGTGAGCATTGTACAATTCTCCTTTTTGTTCTTGCCTTTTTACGTATGATAAGTAAACTTACTATCACAGATATATTTATCAAATATGGAATTTTTTTAATGAACACTAAAATTTTTAATCTAATCACCAAAAATTTAAATCAAGCCTTTAATTTATCTAAATATGCTAATATTTTTATCACAAAAGATACAGAAGTTAACATATTGCCTTGGACACCTGCGCGATATAAAAAATTTAAAAATACAATTTGCGACACGTTAGACTTATCTTGTGATTTTAAAGGCACAGTAGAAGACATTGTGAATGAATTAGACATAAAATATAGTCATAGATTTTTTAGTGAGGTATGGAAGCCACAAACTGAAATTTATACATTTACAGGTTGGGACTTAGTAAATGAAATTAATAGTTCTAATCCAAACGCAGTATTAGATGTTGGATGTGGATATAATCAGTTCAAAGATAAAATACAGAATTTAACAGGTATTGATCCCTATAACAGTCACAGTGATTATCAAGTTGATATTCTAGAATACGCTAAAGCCTGCGAACCTCAAACATATGATGCTATTATAGCATTAGGCAGTATCAACTTTAACAGCGAGCAAGATATAAGTGATAGAATTGGCGCTTGTGTAAAACTATTGAAACCAAAAGGTAAAATTTATTTTAGAGTCAATCCAGGAATACAACATGAAAAGGGCCCTTGGGTCGATGTATTTCCATGGTCCTTTGAGTTTGCTGTCAAATTCGCTAAACAGTACCAACTCAACATAGATACCTATAAAAAAGACAGCAACGACAGAATTTATTTTGTCTATCATTCTAAATAAGTTTGTAAATGTCTGTTAAGATACCATGTAACATCGGGATGGTCTTGGCATATACCTTGTAGTAGTGATTCTAAATAACCAACAGTATATGCCAATTTGATATTGTTTGGACCTTCTTTCTTTTCTAACAATTTTTCTACAATTGTATGTATTACATCTTTGCTATTCATCATATCACCTATTTTGATGTTGCTCTATATACGCCATCCCAATTATCTGGAACATCAGTTTCCATACGCTCAAGCATTAGTTCATAATACTTGTGTAATTCGCCGTTCCAGCCTTTTGCCAACAAACCATCGTTTTTCATACCATTGATGTAAAACTTGGCAGTTTTCCAATCGCCTTTACGATATGATAACAGAAACTTCTTATGTTTGTCAAGTGCTAGACTGTCATCAAATGGAGCAACTGTGTAAATTTTTACAGGTTCGGTTTTACCTTTTACCGCAATTAAATCTAATTCAATAACTGTAAATTCATCACAGACTAATTCTGCTGTTCTTGGCCCGAGGATGATTTTGACTCCATAGGGTTTGCTTTGTCCTTCCAATCTACTAGCGAGATTGACACCATCCCCGAGACATGTGTAGTCAAAACGTTGAGTGCTACCCATGTTACCAACAACCACTGTATCGGTATTAATGCCAAGACCCATACCAAAAGCAGGCACTCCTTCTTTACTAATTTCTTCATTAAATTTCTCCAAATCTTTTAACATTGCTAGACCTGTGCGCAATGCGTTTTTAGCATGGTCACTGTCATCAAGTGGAGCGTTCCAAAATGCCATTTGAGCATCACCTATGTATTTGTCTAGTGTGCCGTTATTTTCTAGTATTTTAGCAGTCATTGCTGTCATGTAACGGTTCATGATTTTTGTTAGACCCTGAACATCTTTGCCATAGTGTTCACTGATTGTAGTAAAGCCACGAACATCAGTAAACATAATACTAAGTTCACGACTTTCGCCACCAAGTGCTAATAGTTCAGGGTTCTTTTGTAACTTCTCAACCATTGCAGGGCTGAGATATGTGCCAAACTGTTTCTTTATTTGTTGCTTTTGCAGGAATTCGCTAACAAACTTGACACCATAGGCATGGAGTGACACAAGGAGTATCGCTCCAATGGGGAAAGTGATATCAAATAGTAAAAGATGATTACTAAAAATATAGTGGCTAGCATACGCAATGCCAGTAACAATGATAACAACCGATCCCAAACCCACATATACATACCTCGTTAATAGTAATAATACTATACCTAACACCAATATAGCAAGTAATTCGGCGCCGTCAGCATAATCTGGGCGACTAATCACAACACCATTCATCATAGTGTTTAATAAATGTGCTTGTAGATAATGTGGATACACTGCGCCAATACTTGTTGGTACTGGGTTACTAATGCCCGCAGCAGTTGGGCCCACAATTACTACACCGCCATTGAAATCTTTTGGCAAATGTGACAAACTACTAATATTAAAACTTTGACTGTAATCTACCCAAACACGACCCAAATTATCTGTTGTAATAGGACCATATTGAGGTATGCGCATTTTTTCAACGCCAAGTTCATTGAGTTTAATTTGTGTTGTAGTGTCACCACTTGCTACACGCAATATTTCCATAGCAAGACTTGGATATAAGTTACCATCTACACTTGTAATAAGTGGCATTCTGCGTGTAACACCGTCAACTTCTGACAATGTATTAACTGTACCAATGCCCACAGCATTTTGTTCAAGTACAGGTATGTTAGCAATAATGCCTGGGTACTTTACAATGCGATCTTGAAAGTCACTGTTGATTACAGCAGTACCAGGTTTTCTTGGAATATTTTTAGTTTTATCACTTGGCACGTTTACTAGTACAACAGGATGTTGATACATAGCACTTGCTAAAGCACTGTCGCCATTTAATCTATCAGGTTCACTAAACATAATGTCTAATACTACTAGACCTGCGTTTCTAGCATATAACTCGTTTACGATTTTGGCATATTCAGTTCGTGGCAATGGCCATTGTCCATACTTGTTAAGTGCTTCTTCGTCAATGTTTACGATAGTAATAGGACTATCAATTAACGCACTGGGTTCTTTGTTGGCAATAAGCGTATCAAAGTAACGCAAACGTATGCTTTCTACAAAATGTGTATCGATTACTCGTACAGTTAGTACAAGTGCTAATGTGAGTAAGGCAGTCCAAGGACTGAGTAGTATTTTCTTTAACATGATCGCAGCCTTAATGTCTAATATAACTATAACTACCGCAAATAAGGCAACTTATAGTCATGCTGCCACTGTTACTTACTGTAGGATTGTCCTGTATTACAGTAACTGTTGCACCGCTGCTTCCATTGAGTGTTAGACTAAAACTTTTATCTGCTCCTGAATTTCCACTCTGTGTAACATTAACTGTATTAGCACTATTTAGCGTTCCTGCTGTAGTTGACAGTATGAAGGTGTTGTTACTTGCTCCTGATTGAGTGACACTAATGCCATTGGCATCACCGACAACGCCATTGATTTTTGCTACATTATTGCCTGAGCCACCTTGTATAACATTAAATGTATTGTTAATACCACTTTGTAAATCTATGCCAGCAATCAATGATCCAGTACCATTTTGTGTGACAGTAAACGAATTGCCGTCAACCGGGCTCATAAAGCCAGCAGTGATTTTGATATAGTCACCGCTATATTCTTGACTGACATTATATGTGTTATTGTCACCAACCTGATTGATATAGATGTTTGGGTTATTCTGAGCAAAACAAGTTAATGGAAACAATAATAGTAATAGTAAGTATTTCATTAGTTTTGCCTCAATATAATTGTACTACTTTTGCCGTCATTGACACGGTTCTTAATAGTCACGCCATTTTCAATCATTGTTATTGTAACACGATCTTGCGTTGTGGTAGTAACACTTTGGACATCGCTGCCGTCATCACGACTTAATGTTACATTTATTGGGGTGACTAATTTAGTCACATTACTACTTGGAAACCAATCTGGCAATAATTGATTTTCTGGATTTAACATATTAGATAATAATGCTGCTGCGTCCATACGTAACTGCTCACTTAATATATGAAAGATATCATCTAAAAAGTTTTGCTGTAACAATGAAATAGCCAATGGATCATCACCCAATGGATTATAATTTGCTAGTTCATTTTTTAAGAAATCTTGTTTAAGATAATCAATATCTAACATGTCACCATTTTGTCTAATTACATTGGTGTCTTTGCTAACTTCCTGTTGTTTGAATTCTTTGGGTGGGCTAACGATCAATAAGTTATTAATCTGATTAGGATTCAAATTAAGTACAACAGGTTTACTGGGAGCAAGTTGTCTACTAACAACTTTTGTACCCATAAAGGGTTTATCTAATGTAACGCTACCTGCGTCATTATAAACATCAATAACACCTGTCTTACAATCGGTTTCTACATTAATATAGTTTGCAGGACAACTTGGCAATAGTATAATACTACTCTCGCCAAACTCATCTACAACTGCGCTGAAATCTGTACCACGAACTGCCACAGTGGCTGCGGGTGTGTTAATGTTCACACTGTTAGGATTGTTATGTGCTATAGCGCCACTAGCATAGCGTACTGTGCCAGCAGCAAACTTTAATCCTAGTTTGTTGGGAGTTTTACCTTTGGGATCATAAACAAAATCATCAATAACAAGTTTGCTATTTTCATTGACTTGTACTTTAGTATCATCAACAAATGTAATATCGGCAATGCCTAATGTTGTTTTGATTGTGTCGTTCATTTCAACGCCAGTACCTTTAGTACCTTGTAATGTATTTTTGTCACGAACGATTTGTGGAACTGTTTTAACTTGATTTGTAATACTACCCACACTAGCATAAGTGTGGGGTGAGAATATCAATAATAATAAACCCAACCCCACATATCTTTTAGTCATTATAACCTCTAGTGTGTATTCGAACTAATGGTAAATGTATTACCGCTGCCCGTACTGTGTAAGTTTATAGTACTATTAAAACTAGTACCTAACTGTGTAATGTTTGCGATGTTACTACTACCAGTTAAACTAATTACAAAGGTATGCCCTCCTGAACCTGTACCTCCTTCTTGATCTAATGTTACTTCGTTGCTTGCGCCTACAATTGTAATACTTGCTGACCCATTGTCATCAGTGGTAGCACTAGTTGTGCCACTTAGATTTACCGCAGTAAGACCTATAGCACTTCCACCTATACCTTGATTGACAACTACACTGTTATTACCACCACCTGAGATGTCAATATTTTGTGTTATATTGCTACCATTGATAGTAGATATCACACTGTTATATGAACCACCTGCAGTTGTAATTGTACTGCTGTTCTGACTACCAAGCATAAAGAATTTTAACAGTGAATAATTACCTGTTAATGTAGCAGATAAGTTATTGCTTTCGCTTTGACCAGTACCGTCGCCGTTACTGTCAATAATCGCATTGCCATTATTACCTGTTAAACTATAGGTGTAATTATTACCATTGCTAACTCCATTTGCTGTAGTTGTAGCAATACCCATGCTTAATGTATTACCTGTACCAACTTGGTTTATTGTAACATTATTGTTGTCGCCATTAATAATCGCAGGATTGGTACTACCATTACCTGCTCCTGGCAACCCTTGTAAAATATTACCCGCACCATCTTGGTTTACACTTACAGTAGCATTGCTACCAGTTTGACTGATATAAATGCTGTTATCTCCTGCAACTGCTGTAACAGTTATTAATAATCCTAAAACTAAGGCCATTAATTTACTGAACTTCATTTTATTTTTCCCCAGACACTTTATTATTGTTATTGGTTGTGTCTACATTTTTATTCCACCAAGATTCTTCAGGGGGTGGCATTGGATATTTGAAATCCCAAATCCCTTTATGTTCACCCTCTTTTATCAACTCTACAACAGCAGCCTCGATTGCGGTCTTAACTGCTAATGTTCCTGGCTCGTTTATTGTCAAGCCAGTTTCCAACTCAAACGACTGTGTTCCCTCTCTGAAGAATCTTAAGACAGCAACACTATCTGCCGTTGAGTATATTGTCTTAGTAACTGTAACTGCTACTAAGACTTTACCTGTAGCAACACTTACTGCTCTGAGACTAATAACTACTATGTCCTTACTGTACTGTGTACTAGGACCAATGCCTAACCAACGATATGCGTAGCCACCACTTACTGTGCTGCTATCATATCCTACAATACCACCTTCTAATATTATTCCTGCGAATAGCATTGGCGGCAATTGTTGAGCATCTTTACCTTCATAAGCATCACGCATTTGTTTAATAATGGTGCGCTCTTTAATTAAGTCATCAACATTTGTTCTTTCTACCACATCGAACCATTGACCTTTGCCTACATTTTGTAATGCTTGTATTAAGAATGGTTCTGCACCTTGTGTAACAGCACTGCTAAAACTAGCATATGTGCCACTGTTTCTGCGTTGACCTGTTAAATCTGTAAATTTATAAACACTTACTATAACTTTAGGACTTGCTGGAGGAGGTATAATATCAAACTCACGCTGCAACCTATTAGGAGCGACAGTAGGCAATTCCTCTTTAAACATTTTCTGTTGTAACGCACATCCAGTTAATGATAGCGTTAGTAATAATATTAATAACTTTTTCATGGACCTGTTCCACTTCCTGTTATATTAAATGTGCCTAATGGTACAGTAATTGTTGTTGTGTTGCCTAAACTATCAGTAATGGTTAATTGAATATTACCGCCAGTGTTTTGCCAAAAGATTGTATTGCCTTGGAAACTAAATGTGCCACTTGTAGCACTGCCACCTGCAAACATAGCAGTGGCTAAGTTTTGACTAACTTGTGCTAGTATTCTACTTTCTAAGTTGGCTAGGAATTCGTTTAATGGTGTGTTTTTAGCATCGTTGATGGCTTGTTGTTGAGCAGCCAATAATGCTTGTTGTATTGCTTGTTGGCGTGTGTATTCTTCGTTCTCAATTGTTAGAACATAGGTGCCGTAATTCTGCCCATTAAAACTCGGACTTTTAAATTGAAAGTCTGGCAGTGGCGCACTGTTACTTCTTGTCACTACCCCCAGTAGTAGCAGGAACACTAGTGCTTGTGTTAGTTTTCTCATCTTTCTTTTCCTTGTTCTTTTCGCTGCTCCACTCTAATTCAAGCAAGAGCACTTTTAAGACTTCTAGTTTTAATTTCATGTTCATTTACTATCAACCTTAACTTTTTCTTTACCACCTTTACCCTGCGCTTTGTTTCTCAATTCTTGTGCGTCACGCAGTATAATAGTAGTATCTAACTTTTGTTGTAGTCTAATAATATCATTATCCAACATTCTAATTCTGTCAATCAAAGCGATTAGTGTAATGTTACTTTCTTTAAGCACATTCTCAATGTGATTAGTAATATAGTTCCATATAAACCATACTAAGTAAAGCAACATAACACTTGATACAATAGGAAAGCCATATTGACTTATTAAATCACCTATTTTTGCTAATGCTTGTGCTTCCATTTACCACGTCACTTTAATCAAATTAACTATTCCATCTACAATCTTGACAACGAATTGCTCATCTTCTTTGACATTAAGTTCTTCTGCTGTTAACTTCTTGTCAAATACTATGTTGTGCCCTTCGGTCAAGGAAAACTTATACTTGAAAGTAATATCTTCTGATTCCATAGGTTTAGTCTCGTCTTGCATCGACCTTACCATCTGCTCTAGCGATGCGATCAATGTCTGGTTTAAGTCCTAACAAATTGCTGATAGTCATATCAACACGAATTACATCATTGTTCATGGTTTTAACACGATTGTCTAATGCTGTAATTATACCCTTTAACCCCATAACCTTGTCACTTACCCCTTTAAGTATGTACTTTACACTTAAAAAGATAAAGAATCCACTAAGCATGGCACTTGCGATTGGAAATCCTACCTTACCTATTAAATCAAATACTGCTTCCATTAGTCACCTATATAGCAGTAAGCCTCATATAGAGGCCTACTGATATATTTAGCGTTTTTGGGTTGTTTTAATGTGACGATATTATCTATCGTAAATGCTAGGTTCGCTTAACGGACTGTAATGTTGATGTAATGCTTTTTTGAAATGCTCTAAATCTTTAATAGCCATGTTTTGCATTTCTTCACGATCATTTGGCTTTAATGAAAGATATTTTTGTAAAAATCTACGTGTTACTGATAATGGAATTTGGTGTTTAGTTCCATCTTTAAACTTTACCGAATAGTCACCATCGGTATCCAATGCTTTACGCAACTGCATTATAATATGCGGCACGCTATCACTTTCAGGATCTTCTGAATGATCTGGTGTTTCTTCCCAATCTAAAGCACCTTTAGTAACTTCTTTGGGTTTTCGGGTTTTCTTTTCAATTAAAAATTCTGTGCTTTTCATAATACTATTTATTAAAAATACTCCATTCTGTGTAACATACTTCTCTTGAGACTGGCGCACCTCGAACTAATTGATCTACACAATGTCCAAATGCGTTATTGTGTATTATAACACTATTAGCATAGCAAGGAAAGGTAATTCCATAATTATTGGGTGAATTGCATACGCGCAGTCTACCATCGTATAATTTATCGTATTCACTGTCCCAAAAACTATGATGATAAAACACTGCTACCCAAAATTTATTGACATCATTAGTTGGGGGCAATGGATGGTGTTTATGCCAGTGAACCCCATTATATCGATTATTAACTAACATGTTAAAGTTAGTCATACTAGCATTTAAATTTAAATTTAAAAAAAAGTTTTTTATAATTTTTGCATATGACACAAAATCTATGCCTATGTGTGGCTCCCAACTGTCTAAGTCTTTCCAATTTTTTATTCTATAAAAAACTTTTTCATTTGATGTTATATTGGGACCAGTAAAGTCGTATATTTTTTGTTTGGAAATTTGTAAATTTGAAAATAAATCTTGATCTAACACATCAAGAATTTGAAATATTTTATGATCATCTAGTGTATGTTCAATTATTTCCATACATCTTGGTTATGAAGTTTATTTGCCATACTAGACATGGTTTTAAGTTTCATTGGAGTGCCAGTACCTAAATCATCATGCCCAAAAATTCCAAACAATTTGATGATTGTAGGATTTTTGCCTTCTATGGTATAAACTATACTTAAATCTCTGGTTAAATGTGCATGTCGTAAATTTAATCCACCATATGGACTAGCAGGCACACCCAACATTGTATCGCCCTTACCAAATTGTGCAATTGGATTTTGTTTTTTAAAATTGATAAATGCATTTAGACGATCAGTTAACTTACCATGCTTTTTCATAGTTTCATCAAATAGTGGGCAGGTTAATATTTGTACATTATTATTACTTTCATTTAAATTCCATGAATTTTCTTCAATGGCTTTTTTAAGTTGGTTGTATACGCTGGGCACTTCACTATATTTGTTTGGTAGATTTTTTAATTGACGGCGAACACCTTTAATGCCTTCTATAATTTCACGCCATTTATCTTTAGTAAGTTGATCTTCATATTGTTTGCCATATAAAAATCCAGCATCTACTTTTTGTTTAAGTTCTAAAAATTGTTTTTTACGTTCTTTTAATTTTTTATATTCATGTATTAGCGTTGGCTCTAATTCGCTACGCAATGTATTATAAACAATTTCATTACGTGGATCGTGTTTTTCTACGACTTCAAAATAGCCATTAGGGTGTTTTACAACTTTATGCCCTGTAGCATCTGCTGCCTTTTTAGCAACGGACAATGCTATGTATGATCTATTTTCTATAAGAAATTCGTTCGCTCTCATCTTGGTAACAATGGTCTGTTATGACCTAATGCTCCTTGTCCTTGTAATGATTTACTATCACTTTCTGGCCAGCAATAAATGTAACTGCCAAATTCATCACGTACTAACATCCAACGTATACCAGCAGCAGTATACATAGCTATTTCAGCATTATAGCCCGGTATTATATTATTAAAATCTATATTACCTATACCACCTAAGTCTTTACCATTATTACGCAACCAACCCGCTACACTATTAACTTCTAACGGTGTGTTAGGGCCCATGCCGCCTAAATTGCCTATCATTGTAATTTCATCTGTTGGTGTATTTGTAAACGTTTGAAATAATCTTTTACCTAATGTGCGAATGCCCCTACTCATATTTCCTGGCAAGTTTGCTACTTTATGCCATTTAGGACGTTGTACACCTGCAGTTTGTAATGATTGATTGGCTACACTAGGCAAATTTTCTGTATTTACACGTATATCAGGTAATGTTTCAGGTTCAACAGTTGGATATCCTGTATCTTCTGGATCAATTTCAATATCACGCATACGACTTAATAAATCTGCCATACGTTGATTTGGGGCAATTCCGCTTGTTGCTCGTAATGTATCACTTTGACTTGCTGTAGGTCTGTTAGGTGTTTGTTGTTTTTTAGGTTCTTCTTTTGGTTTAGTAACAGGTTTATCTGCAGGTTTATTAGGGTTAAGGAGATTATCTAATCCCAAATTCTTTTTTTTAGTTTTTGTATCAGTTTTTGTTTTACGTGCTTCAAGTATTTCATTTATAATCATCTTTTTTTCACCCTACTTCTAAAACCAGGCGGCGTACTTAAATCCTTAGGATCTCTGGCAAAAGCTAAATCCATATATTCTTTACTGCCTAACTTTATACCACGATCTTTTATTATCTGAGCAATATTAGGACGTTGTTTATCTTTAATATCGCTGATTTTATCTACACCAGCAATACGTTTCCACCTTTCAAGTTCCTTTTCCCAATCGTCCATTAGTCATCCTTAGCATTAGCGCCGCATTTAGTTTTCTTAGCACTAGTGAGTTTGCCGTAGTCAATAGGCCATTCTTTACCAATTTCTAATTCTTTGCCGTTTTTAGGCAACATAATTATTATATTGCTTTCTGTCATAATGTCTTTAACTGGTTTACGAAACTTAGTTAAGTCATTACCTAAATTAGGATATGGAGCAACGTGTGGGAATTCCCAACCTGCATATTCGCCAGTCTTGTCATTGAACACAACTTTGAAAAATGCATGTGGAACAACTACGCCGTTGCCAATCTTTTTATCAGTATTATCATATACTGCACCGCTGATTGCTGTGTAGTTTGTGTTACCCTGTACTACCCAACCACGAAAACTTGTTTCTAATAATTTCCATATACCACGATTTAAACTACCTGCTTGTGGTGTCATATTAGTCATTAAGAAACTTTCATATTCAACTTGTTGATCCCAACTTTGATCACCATCTGGTGCCATGTGACCTTTGTCATATCCTGTTTTAGTATAATCATCAGGTGTTGCGCCACCTTTAACACTATTATCTGCTGTAAATGCATTACTACGTGTTACACAACCTAATGCGTGATCAGGAGTTAATGTCCATTCTACGTATTCTGGAATTTTACTATCGGCATCATAACCTACAAGATATGCTTGACGGCAAATCTGTGTTAATGTTTTCTTTGCTACAGGAGCACCATAAATTGCGTGTTCGCTACACTGTGCTGCTGGCAATGGATCACGTTGTGTCCATGCATTACTACTTGAACAATAACTTAATACTAATAAGGCACCGATTATATATAAAAGTTTTTTCATTTTATTCTCTTGCTGTTTTTAATGTTGCTTTTAACATCCATACCTTTTTAGTATAGAGGTCTTGCAATTCTGCCATATAATTGGCAATACCCTGTGCATTTTGCTGTGTGGCTAAATCAAACACACGCAAACTTAATTGACTCATTGTTACACTGTTTTCTAATAATTCTTTGAACATTAATTCTGCTCGTGGAATCATTGGTTGTTCTTGTATAACACTAAGTTCAATCATACGACTTAAAGTTTCTGGACTGTAAACATCTAATGTGCGAATGTATTCAGCAATTACATCAATTGTTTCATATACTTCTTCATAAAATTTATTTAAAAATTTATGATATTGTGGGAAGTTGCTGCCTTCGATATTCCAGTGAAATCCATGTATCTTTGTGTATAAAACAAAGGTACTACCCAATAGCGTTTTTAATTCATCTGCTAACATATATCCGTCCTATAATATATGTATTTAGACAAAAAAATTGTTAAACGTATTAATCAAAGGGCGGTATAAACGGTCGTAGTTGTTGTTATTTTTTCTAAAAACCCAAATTGGCTCTACAAATATGCTGTTTTTATCGGCACTAATAATCTTATGTGGTCTTGCTTGCATACGCATTCCTATTTTTCCTAAATAAAATGCATTATTATATGCGCATATATTGTCTACCATGTCATCACAGAGATTGCCGCGTTTTCCATTACCAATACTGGGTTCTATGATGTTGATCATCATATATCCATCGTCTTTTAAGCAATCATACACACAACGATTTACTTTAAAAAAGAAGTCATATTTCCAACTGTCAAACGTTGTATATCTAGACCATGATTGTGTGTCGTGGTTATTGCTGCCATATTTTTCAGTTTCAAAATATGGTGGACTAGTAAAATAAAAATCAAAATAATTTTGATATTGTGTATAGTCCATGTCTTCGCTTGGTAAATTGTAAATCTCTACCGTTTTTTTACCAACAACTTTAAAATACTTGTCAGTTTCAATTATTGTTGGATTGCTGCCAAGTAGTCTTTCATACTCAAGACATTGAGTTTTATATGTTTCAAATACTTCAGGATTTGGATCACAGCCAACATATACTTGTGTGCAATTGGTTGCATAAAACCCTGCTAGTCTATCTCCCCAACCACAACTTGTATCTAACACAATTTTTGCATTATGATTTTCATATAATGCTTTGGCTACGTTTGGTTTAAATTGCGTAGCAGTATAAGTGCCAATTCTAAACCCACTACGAAAAGTACTTTCATTGATATCGCTTTTACCTAATGCGCCTGATCTCCAAAAATGCCAATTCATTTTTTCAAGTTTGTCTATATTGTGCCAAATATCCCATGGACTATCAACTGAATTACTGCCGCAACGCATACGGTTTTCTTGTTGATAATAATTACTAACCATATTATATACGTGAGATTTGTCAATTACGCCCAGTGGACTATCACTATATTTGTATTTGTAATCAAATTTTTCTAATACAGTATCAAAATGTTTGTATTCACTTAGCATACTGGTATTAACAAATTTCAAAAATAATTTGTCTGCGTCTGACTGTGGTACTAACTTTAATGGAAATGGCACATTGTTATCAGTGATGTATTTGGCTAACATCTTTTTTATATCATCACGATCATATTGTTGTATAAATGCTAGCCAATCACTATTTTTAATATTTGGTATTTTGCGATTGTCAACGTGCGTTGAAATGTATTTGTAGATATCAGAATGAGACATTCAATTATTATACGTTATTTTATTATATTTGTCAATTACTTATGATTAATCATGTCACTTGCTTTAGTTTTCCAAATATTTGGAAATAGTCCATGTACCAATAATACAAATGCTATAGACCATGCTCTTAAAAAATGTTTGAAATAACTCATTTCTACATCTTTTAAGTGACTCATATGTTATTCCTAAAACGTTAAACTCATTGTTTTACGTGTACCTTTTCGTTGAAAGGGCCCGTATTCTTCTTCGTATGTTGCGGGTATACCCACACCGCCTCCACCGCCAATACCTGCGCTGCCACCACCTGCTCCAGTACTACTAGTTTCACTTACGAATTCTTTTTTAACTTCTACTTTTACAGTGGGGTGTTTTTCTTTCATGAATGCTAAGGCTTTAAGTAACTCTGAAGTATCATTTATTCCAAAATACATAACTGGTCTGTTTTTAATATAAAGTACACGTTTTTGTTGTTTTTTTGGAGGAGTGTATTTGATACCTTCGTCTACACCGTCACTTGATTTTACTTTAATTTCAGCATCGGGTTTTTCTTTTTTGTAATCTTTTGCTAACTTGTGTAATTTTTTTACATCGTTACTTGTAGTAATGCTTTTGCCATTCACGATTAATGTGTAATATGTTTTTTTAAAGTCAGTTTCTTTTAATCCTGCAGGCTCAGCCTTATAAGGGGTGTAGTTATCAAAACTATCCATTTCTTCTAAGCCGCTTACTTTAGGCTCATATATACGCCAACCCCCTGGTTGATAACCTACTGGGCTTTCATTTGGTGTTTCACTGATAGCACCGCGAAATTTACGACTGCGTAATCCACCATATGGATTTTCTTCTGGAGTGCGTTGTGCTGCGTACTCTCCTGTGGAATCTTCTAATGTTGTTTTACTGCGTCCAGCACCTAAGGCTGCACCACGTGTATCGCCATCATCAGCAATTGGACTTGTTGCTTCTAATGTATTTCTACTTGCTCGTTCTGCTGCTGCTTTAAACGGTTTAAGTAATAATTCTAATGCTTCTTTTGTAGTTCTTTTGTTTGCTAATACCGCATTCCTTGCCTCTACAAAGTCATTTAAATTCATATTATATTTTTTAGCCAATCTGAATAATTGTTCTACAATATCATTTAATTCGTTAAAGGTATATCCTTTAATAATTTGTCTAGCAGCAAGATATGCTATATCAGCATCGCTAACTTTACCTTCAGTGATTGGATCAAGTTTATTAAGAAGTTCTATTGCTTCTTCATGACCATATGTTGTGTAGGGCTGACCTTTAATAGTGAATCTTACAAATCCAGATTGATTTCTATCAAGTTCGGCTATGCCAACACCTTTCTTTTTAAATACTGTTTTATCAAAACTAACTGGTCTTTTAACCCAGCCATGCTTTAATAATGCTTTTGGTATTTCAGCAACACCATGCATATTGCCATAGTCATATGCTTCGGTACGCACATTGTGTGCTTTGCCACTACGATTTGGATTTGGATCTTCTCTGCGTTTACGTCTTGCTGCTGTGGCTCTTTTCTTTTTACCTAAACTATGTGCTTTTGCTTGTGGTAAACATTTTGGTTTACCCTCTTTACTACTACCACGCGCACAGGGACCTTTGATCTTGCCATCTGGCCCAAAACGAACCCACTTTTCTTTAAACCATTTATGTAGGTTTTCTGTGATAATATCATTAATTTTCATATATTGTATTTATCGAAAGAAAGTAACTTTTGGTTTAACTTAACCCACTGACTGTGTAAGTATGCTGCTTCGTTATAATGTTCTTCTAATTGTAAAAAATTAATTATGCTATAGTAAATGTCTTTTGATAATACTGATTCAAATATGAATAGGCCAATTTGGATCTGTTCTGTATTTAAATTCTGCTTTTAACCAGTTATTGATGTTTTCATTTATATAGACGTTATTATATAAAAATGATAGTTTAGAAGTTAAATCTGAAGTTCCAAACAAATTTTTAATTTTGTCATCTAAAAAAAGCATCCACCTAACATGATTACCCCCACCTCCCCATGGAAATTCTAGTCTTACAGGGAAGTCAAGCATATTTTATTTTTTAAGGCCCTTTAGTATAGAACTTTCGTTCTTTACACAGTTAGGAACAGTTTTGCCGAACATTTTTTTGTTACCTTCTTTGTGATAACCTTTCCAGCAATTTTCATCTAATTCATCTTCGGCTAAGCCAAATGCTTTAAGATTTTGTTTTTCAGTTTTTTCATTGTGTGCTAATGTTTCTGGGCCTGGCGCTTCGCTAAGTTTTGCTAAGTCCTTGGGTGTAAAACTAACAACTGGATCATATAATCCATATTTGTTGGCTACAGTATCATTCATTTTAAACTTAGGTAATTTTTTAAGCAATGCTCTAATCTGATTAGCATTTCTTACTATGCCAGTTTGTTTAATGTTAAACTCTTTCCATGCTTCGCCATTGCTACTTAAATTTTCTTGGTTCAAAAATACTGTGCCATCTTTACTAATGTCTACAACAATTTTTTTAAAATCATCGCTTTCACTTAATCCTGCAGGCCTAACTTTAATTTTACGTTGTGCTTCGCCAGCATCACTGCTACTAAAAATACTTGGTCCTTCACTTAAATGATTGTATTCCCCGCGGGCTAATCTGTCAACTACGGCTTTAGTAAACGCAGTAACATCACTGCTACCTATTTCTTGCAAATCGTTCCCACCATATTCTGCTGCTATGTCATCAACTGCTTGCCCTACTTTTACTGGACCATATTTTGCTAGTAAATCATCGTGCGCATGTAAAATTCTATTAATTATAGCATTGCGTATACCATCTACCATTTCTTTCGATTCGTGTAATGAACTACTATCACCTGATTCTAAATAATCAATCATGTCTTGAAATGGCTCGTGCGCTGCTGTATAGAATGTATTTTCTAAACCACGAACTGCGTCTTTAACATCAGTTAAATGATAATCTAAATCTACCCCAACACTTTTAGCAATATCGTTTATCTCTGCTAATATTGACATCAATTCATATTCTTGTTGTTTTATAGCTTTAGCAGCATACAAGGCTTTTTGTTGTGCGGCTTTTAATTTAGTTATTTGGTCTGAGTTTGCTGCTTCGTTTGTTGTACTTAATTTTTTTAATGCACGCTCTATCCCACGTTGACGCATTTTGTCTTTATGTGTTTCACCTGCTTTGTTATATGGATCGCCCTTTTTACCAGAACTATAACTTGCGCCGGTAGCACTTAATAATTGATCTTCAATATTTTTTGGAATATAACGTTTTACTGTTTCTTTACTTATTTCATTTACTTGTTTTTCATTTTCTTTAAAAATACCAGTTGGTCTTTCATAACGACCGGTAAATTTATTATATTCATAATCACTTGGATATCTTGGAGTTTGCTCACCTGCATATTCTACTTTTACGATTTTTCTATTAGGATATGATTTTTCCCAATTGGCTTCATATTCTTTTGGAAATTCATCGAAATTGGTTTTTGTATATGCTGTTTTTACAGTAGGGTCATTGCCATCAGTATAACTTATTTTCCAAAGATGATCGCTTTCAAAACTACTTTCGTTTGTTTTCTTTTTGCTGCCCCATTTGCCGTGGCTTTTACGACACTTAACTAATGCCCCACTGGCATATGCACTGGGCCATACTTTATAACGACTTTTTACTTTATAATAGCAAGCATCTTTTTTTTCATTAAGTTGGCTTTCATGTACTATTTCGCCACCACATTTAGGACATTTGCTTTCGTCTACTTTATCTTTTAATAAAATTTTTACAACTTCTCTTGCCAAATCTTTTGTTTTGTTTGGAGTTTTTGCTGAAAGTAATTCAGGGTTTCGCAACATAAACTTGATAATTAAACCACTTAAAAATGTATGCGCATAGTTTGTGTCAGCAACTTTATCTAAATTAGGCATCATATTGCTGCTTTTAAAAGCATCTGCAACTTGTTTTGCTTTTTTGTTTTCAGGTGCCCATGGGCCTTTTACTACCTCGCCTTCTTTTTGTATGCCTTTTAGTATTGAACTCATCTTATTGTCCCGTTTAAAAATAACTCTACAATTGTTTGTATATCCATACGTAACGTTTTTGCTTTGTTTTCGTATTTTAAATTGCCATAAGTTTCTGGCCATTTCTTTTTAATATCATTCATTACACCATATACGCCCATTTGTTCTTTAGATTTGTCTTTCCCCATATCGCTATAGTTTAAAATCCATCTTATGTATCCTGGTAATTCTCTACGTAATTTTTTATCACCTAAATAAACACCGTCGATCCAATCATGTACTTTTAACCAAAAACGTTGTGGATTATCAAACAAAGACATGTCATATTGATTTGTATATTTTGGAGTTGCAAGATTTAAATTTTGTTGTTCTACGCCTTCACCGACGCCGCCGGCAGCGATAACACCGCCAGTCATTTCGTTAACACCATCAGCACTTTCTTGTTCCATGCTATCAGCAACGCTATCAAGATAGTCACTTGCTAATGTAATATAACTTTGTTGCCATGCCATGATGTTTTGGCGTTGACCTAATAATTCATAAATCTTTTTAGCACTCTTTACAGCACTACGCATTTCGCTACGTGCCATGCTAATTTCGTGATCGTTAAAACCTTGTTCTTCGCTCATAGGCATTTGTTTGCTGACCATGTAATCACTTACACTTGTCATCATTCCTTTAATTTGTCCAATTTTTTCACTTACCCATTCTGGGAATTGTGTGCTACTCTCTAAATGACTGTATAATTCTTGTGCGTTACGCATAATAGTTTTTAAACTATTTTTAACTGTTTCTAATTCGTGATCTGCTTTGTCAGGATCATGTGCGTGAAATCCTGCACGTAATCTTGGGCTTTGTCCTGGAACTAAAATTACATCTTCTTCACTTAGTGACGCTTCTTTCAATTCAGACGGTTTAATTCCTGCTTTAACAGCAGATACTTTGTCTTTAGGATCTTTAGTTTTTTTATATTTGGCAATTAACTTTTTTTGTTCAGGGGTTAATTTGTCTGATTTATTGCCCTCTTGGATACCTTCAAGTACAGGACTATTCATGTATGGGCCTTTTCTTTTCATTTTGCCGCCCTTTTTAAGCAATTTGCTTACTGGTTCTTGACCACTAACTTTAACGCTTTCACGTTTAATTGCCTTGCCCATGGGTGCTGCTACAGGGGCGATGCCGCCTGCTACTGTTGTTTCTGTAATGTTCTTTATTTTCATTGCTAAATATCCAAGATTATAGTGTATTTATCACAATTTAGGTATATTCAATGATAATAAATTCAGACGAGGTAGGGTTCGCAAGTTATTGCAGATATCACAAAACCTCTACATTTTATGATAAAAACGTCTATTTGTTATCTGTAAAAAATACCCCAGGGGTCACTTTGGCAGAAACTATGTTGGAGAATTATGACGTAGAACAATATATACCTCAAGATATATTAAAGTCCATTAGAAATAAAGAATTGATATTGGCCATAGATATGCCCTATGAGGCTTTGTATAGTATTATAGATAGGGTATACAACAGTTTAATAATACGTCAACAATTGCCATCTAGCCAAATATTGTTTATTGGCTCTAGTAAACAGTTGGCTGAGTACAATAAAGAGAAAGCACAGCAATTGCAAATAGAACCAATACACTATGAGTTTTTTAGTTACTGGGAAAAAGAAGAAAGTTATAGATATAAGAATAACACAAATATTGAGTTTCCAAATACATGTAAATTTACAAAAAAACAGAAAAAGTTTCTATGTTTAAATCGACAATGGCGTTATCATAGACTGGCTTTGCTTTGTTTATTATATGAAAAAAATCTAGTTGATCAATCTTATTATAGTTTTTTAAATCCCTATAATCTTAGTAGAAAAGACAAAGCATATGGAAACATAACTGATGAAGGTATGCGTAAAATATATGAAAGTACTGGCGTAGAATTTCATCCTACACTTAAAATTGCTAAAATGCAAACTGTAGTGGCCGGGCATGTTTATGCAAACACTTGCCCCAATAACACATTAGATGACGTATGGGATATCACATTTAAAGAAACTTTAGATAACTACCCTAATATTAAAGATAACTTAAATAAAGGGTATAATGTATACAAAAAATTACCATTAAATTTAGATGATACTTCAATAAACCTAAGACACGACAAAAAAGACACACTTTTTGCACATGCACATACAAATAATATTTTATTGTATCCATATTATAAAAATTCGTTGTTTAGCGTGGTAACTAACACACATTTTGATAGTAAATATCCAATTTGGTTAGAAGAAAAAATATTCAAACCCATATTTTTTAAACACCCATTTATATTAGTTGGTACATATAAAAATCTTGAATTTCTTAAATCACTTGGCTATAAAACGTTTAGCAATGTAATTGATGAAACATATGATGACATAGTAAATGATGGCGAACGATTGTTATATATTTCAAATGAAATAGAAAGATTATGCAATATGAATGAAAGCCAAACTAATGAATTTCTACAAGAATGTCATGACATTGTTGAATACAATTATAAACACTTTATAGAGCAAAATTAATGATCATTAAAAAAATAGAATTAGGCAGCACGTGGTATCCATTGGAGCCTAATACCTATTTGACAGAATATGATAGTCTTTATATTTGTGTAAGACGAATAAGAGATATTTTTACTATAACTGATGAATTAACTGACCTAGACAAATACCAATTAATTTGTATTGATAATTCATTAGAAGCACACCGTAACGTAATAGATTTGATTTATTCAGAGTTTGTAATTAAAAGAAATGTTCCAGAACATAAATTGTGTTTTGTTGGGTCTTGTCCAGAATATTATAATGAAATACAAACAGTTGCTAAAAAATATAATAAACAATGTATAAAATTTGAAATATTTTATCATTATGAAAGAGCCACTAAATCTATACACCCCAATTTAAATGGAGTAAAGGTTAGCGTAGACAGAAAAAATACTGCTATCAAAAAGAAATATATTAATTTAACACGACAGTATAGAACACATAGAACAAATTTATTAAATTATCTGTATCTTAATAACTTGTTAGATTGTGGATATAATAGTTGCCCCAGTATTAATTTATTTACAAAAGTGCATTTACAATCTGACTTTGTGCCAGGATTAAAAGAAAAACTGCCATTAATTGTAGACACAGACAATTTTAAAATTAATTTGGGATTGATCAGTGAAGACTGTTCTATTAATTTAAATTTACTACGTTTTTTCAAGTCAAGTATGTTTAGTATAATAACTGAAACACATTATGAAAACATTGAATACAGAGTTTTATCTGAGAAGATATTTAAATATGTAATTTTTAAACATAGTTTTATATTATTAAGTGTGCCAAATAGTTTAAAACTTTTTAAAGCACTGGGATATAAAACATTTTCACCGTATATTAATGAAGAATATGATAATATAATCGATGATACAGAAAGATTTAATTATATTACGCAAGAAATACATAGGTTATGTAATCTAAATGACGATGAAGTGCAAACATTTTTATCTAATGTAAAACCAATTGTCGATTACAACTACGACTTGTATATGTCTAAAAACAAATATGTTTATCGTATGATATAAAAAAGCCCCTTTCGGGGCTTTCTTACTTTGTCACTTTACTTGACCACTTGTATCAACTACATTATGTGCTACAGCAACAACCTTTTGATTGCTCTGTTGTGCCTGAACATACATTGGACCAATGTTGTCCATCAAGTACTGTTGGTTTTCCATACAGAATACATAGCTACCACTGTGACGCAACAATACACGTTTGTCAACCCAAATGCGACCACCTAAGTCACGCCAGTTTTCACAGAATGTCCAGTCTTCACTATAAAGACGGTTCTGACGAACTGCTGTGTCAAAGTATGTTTTTAAGTATTGGTCATACTTAGGATCTAAACCGATATCATTCTTATATGGTTTAACAGCAGGGTGACTATTCATTCTTGCAAATACATCTTTCTTAATCAATAAGAATCCAGTACCTGCTTTGCTGACTTCTTGTAAGCCATCTGGACCTTCTTCTGCACCATCAAAACCATTTACTACCCATTTAATTGGCATAGTCTTCATTGGATAAAGACCACCAATTACATCAACTTGACGATTTAACAATACTAATAAGTGCCATGGTTCCCAGCCAATGTCTGCGTCAATAAACATTAAGTGTGTTGCATCAGGCATGTCTAAGAACTTAGCAGTAAGTGTGTTACGTGCGCGGTTGATTAAACTTTCATTTACCATTGTTTCAAGTGTCCAGTCAATGCCCAATTGACGGGCAGTGTTGGCCCACTTAATGAAACTCATAAATGTGCTTTCAGTTAACATTCCACCATAGCAAGGCATAGCGATATGTACACGTGTGGTACGTAGATAGTCTACGTTTACTTGTACTTGACCTTGTTGCGGTTGACCATCACCGGCTTGTTGCTGTGATTGTTCTGCTAACTCTTGTACCTTTTCTACTGGTACAGTTTTTGCTTCTTTTGCTTTTGTTGCCTTTGCAGGCTTCTTTACAGTTTTCTTAACCATGTATTCCTCTTATGTTGGTTAATAATATTTAGAATGTTTAAGAGGAGTCAAATTATTTTTCTGGCAAATAATCAGCACTATAATCTATATTTTCGCTAATACTGGGTGAATAGGACATACCCATGTCTATTAATTCTTTAACGTTGTTTGCTAGTTTGATATTCTTTTGTGTAGCAGGATATAAACTCATAACCATAGCAAGTTTTTGTCTATCAGTAAGGGTTGGCCATTTGTTACGTATTTCAGTTGCGCTTGTAATACCAGGCCCAAATTCTACAGTTGGCAAATATGTCATATATGCATGTTTACCAAATGGTTGTAGATTTTTACCTGTATATGGCTGAAAGTAACTTGGGGTTCCATCTTTTTTTGTACCACCTGCTTTAGGTGATTCATCTCTATCTTTTTCACTGCGTACAAAGATTAATACATCACTGTTAGGATCGTATTTATTTGTAATACTCTTTGGTTGAAATGGTTGTTTTTCTTGTACAAAATGCCCTGCAGGGACACCTGCAACTCTTGCTAATTTTTCTTTGATGTTAAACGGAAAAGTTCTACCTGCTTTTTCTTTTGCACCTGCCATACTATCTGATGCTGCTACGTATACATCAGCCTTTGGAAATGCTTTTTTGGCTGCTTGATATAATGCTGCGTGTCCCGCATGAAATGGATGAAATCCACCTGGCATTATAACAATCTGTCTCATGTTAGTAACTCAATTTAACATAATCAATTACGCCGCTACCAAAATCATATACTACTGCTCTCATCCACACATAACTACCTTGTATGTTTGTGAATAATTGTGCATTAGCATTATTTGCTGGGTCGGTGTTAGCAGTAGCATTGGCATCACATACAAGTGTATATGTATTAAACCAATCGTTATCTTGCGGATTACTTACTAATGTTGCCTCAATAGCAATATTACCAGTTACATTGCCGCAACTAATATTAATTGTTTGTAGACTTTGACTTGCTAGATAGTAACTAGCAGCAGGTTGCTGATTTCCATATACGTTGTATATGTTTGCTGTACCCTGATTATTATTAGTCCATGCTGTTTCTGGTAAAAGTATAAGTGTAGTAGTTTGTGCCATTATGCTCTCTCCACTTCGACTAATACATCACTGGCAACTAAGCCCTGTACTACTTCTTCAATAGTATTTGGTAATTCATCAAATCCCACAGATTCGGCATCTTGGCTATCTTTTACCAATTGACTTAATTTGACTACGAATACTGTTTCAACAATCTTGGCCATAAACACTCCATTAATAGAGTATTTATCTGTTTTATGGTTGTTTCAAACAAGTGTACATTGGGCTTATTTTCCCATCAAAAAGTATGCTTAGATAAGCATATATGCTGGGTTCGTTAAATTCTATAAAATATTTGCCAAAAATAACATTTGAATGTACTGCAGGAGTAGTAAACGCATGTACTACAGCGGGGCTTATTCTATAATTTGTGTTATTTTTATGGGATTGTACGAATTCTTCTAAATTTTTAAAAGTTAAACTTTTTGTGTGCCCAGTGGTTACATAAACACGATACTTAAACTTTGGTTCTTTAGCAAAATAAAGATCATATTTTCCTAGACCTGCTATACGCTGAGTAAATTTAACATCTGTTTCTATATCAAGTACAGTTTTTAGTTTTTCTAAATCTTCACCATACGCACTAAAAACAAAACTTTCACCTCGAAATTTAAATATATACCTATGGTAATTTACCCAGTCTAACAGTTTTTCTAATTTATCAAAATCGTGATTTTCTACTTTTGTATAATCATAATCATCAGCCAGTTTGAAAATTTTTATAAAGTTATAATGATTTTCAACATGAGTTTTCAAATCTCTTATATTTTTACTTTTGGTGATCCATTGCGCGCCGTTTATGTTAAACTTTGCACGATAAGGATATCTGTCATAGAATAGTTGTCTACATTCAATTTTCAAATTTAATGATGCCATCTTCACCAACTACAGCATTTACTTTCTGTGATACATTAAACTCAATAGTATTATCAACTAAATTTGTTAACACATTGGCATCACGAATACGCTCAAACAATATCTTTTTACTTAATGGCACACGAATCAACTCGTCAATCTTACGTGCTAATGGCCTTGCTCCCATCTTACTATCGTATCCTTCTTTAGCAAGATACTCGATAGTTTCTTCATTTAAGTTAAGTGTGATATTGTGTTTTTCTAACAATGGAGTTTTGATATCCTCAATAAATTTAACAACGATTTTCTTAATGCTTAACATATCAAGTTTGTTAAACTTACATACCATGTCCAGACGATTTCTAAACTCTGGCTTAAAGAATTGCTTTAATGCTTTGTCATCTTCACCTGATTTTTCCATAGCACCAAAGCCAATGTTGTTACGTTCATTATCACTACTGCCCAAGTTACTGGTCAAGATAATAACACAGTTTTTACAACTGACTTCTTTACCATTGCTGCCAGTAATACGTCCCTCATCTAGTATTTGTAAGAAGATATTGAATACATCAGGATGTGCTTTTTCAACTTCGTCAAACAACATAATAGCATGTGGATGTTTGCTTAAATCACTAATTAATCGCCCACCTTGTACTTGACTATCACCGAAGCCCACATAACCTGGGGGAGGTCCAATCAATGCACTTACAGTATGTTTCTCACTGTATTCACTCATATCATACTTGAGCAATGGCATATCAAGATTGTTGCTTAATAATTTAGCAAGTTCGGTTTTACCTGTGCCAGTTGGTCCCAAGAATAAGAAACTTGCGATTGGTTTCTTTTCGTTGGCGATGCCAGCAAAACTTACATAGATACGTTCTAATACCTTATCAACTGTTTCATCTTGGCCATATAGTTTGCTCTTAACGTTTACGTCAAGGCTGCTGATACGTTCTAAGTTATCACCATTGAGTTTATTAGCAGGCACACCTGTATATTTTTCAATTTGTTGATAGATCATTTCTTTAGTAATGATTGCCCCATCATTGCCAAGTACTTTTTGTTTAGCACAAGCAGCGTCTAACAAGTCAATACTTTTATCTGGATTTTTCTTATCACTGATATAACGTGTAGCACCTTCAACCGCGGCTTTAATACTTTCATCACTGATGTTTACATTGTGAAATTCATTTAGTCGTGATGCCAAGCCGCTTAGAATACGCACGGTTGTTTCTTCGTTTGGTTCGTCAACGCTGATCTTATAGAATCTACGCATCAACGCACGATCTTTTTCAAAACTTTCGTAGAACTCTTCCCATGTTGTACTTGCGATTACTTTTAATTCACCCTTAGTAATAGCAGGCTTTAACATATTAGCAAAGTCTGGTCCGCCTCTTTCACTGCCATTACCAGCACCGCGCATTGTATGTGCCTCGTCAATAAAGAGAATTGCTTTTTTCTTTACACGTAATGCTTCCAATACGTGCTTGACTTTTTCTTCAAACTCACCACGAAAGCGGCTGCCAGCAAGTAATGCACCAATTTCTAAACTATAAAGTGTGTGATCTTTTAAGAAGTCTGGAATTTCATTTTTATGAATAGCAAGTGCAATGCCTTCAGCAATAGCAGTTTTACCTACACCTGGGTCACCAACTAACAATACGTTGCTCTTAAATTTCTTAGCAAGTACGTTAATAATATCATCAATTTCTTTTGTGCGTCCAATTACTGGTTCAATCTTATCTTGTTTTGCTAACTCACTAAGATTAGTTGTGTATTCCTGTAAGATTTCATCGGCTTGTTTATCTGTAATGTTACTTGTAATAGAGCCGTTGTGTTTATAATTTTCTTGCCAAAACTTAGCAAACTCCATTTTAGTTACGCCATACTTTAATAAGAAGTATTGTGCGTGGCTGTGACCTTCAGCAAGAATACTTAAATATAAATCAATAGTTAATACTTGTTTGCGACCAGTGAACATAACTTGACTAACACTGCGATTGATCACACGTTCTAAACTAGAAGTTTTACGTGGCTGTACATTAGGTTCTTTAGAAACAATACTTGTTAAACTATCCAAATATACCGATATCTCTAATGCTAATTCATCAACTGCACATCCATAAGATGCCATTACTTTTTTAAATGGGGGAAATGAAATTAACCCCAATAGTAAATGTTCCACAGTCACATATTGGTGATTGTGTTCTTTTGCATACTCAATGGCATGTTCAATGATATTTTCAATTTCTGGATTTTGTAACATAGTTCTCTCTGTATTTATTTAAAACGTTTTATCGCATCTATCAAATTACTATCAATATTATCAGGAATGTAAGGCTTAAGCAATATAATCTGGTCGCCATATAACCCACTATTCATTATGGGCATACCAAAACCGCCTAATTTTAATTGACTATGTGGCTGTGTTCCAGGTTTTACATTTACATTAAGAGTCTTACCCGAAATAGTTGTAAATTCAAAATTGCTGCCAACAATCAAATCAAAAACACTAATACTGTGGTTACATACTAAATTGTTTTCGTGACGTTCAAAACGCAAATCGGGCATAACAAAAAATTCTACTAATAATGTAGCATTATCTATCAACCCATCATATCGCAACTGCTGCCCACTCATTATACCTTTTGGAATATCTACACTAATGGGAGTAGTATTTGTTTGTGTTTGTACGTTTAAATATTGTTTTGAGCCATTAAATGCATCTTGTAATGACACATTAAGTCTTGTTCTATATGTAGGTTTACTATTGCGTTGTTGCCCAAAGGGACTTCTGCCGCCAAATGCACTAGCAAATAAATCATTTAAATCGAACCCCTGCTGACTAAAATGAAAGCCACCTGGCATTCCCTGCATTTGTGGGCGTGGATTATCATACAAGTTACGTTTTTGTGGGTCGCTTAATGTATCATAAGCAGTTTGTATTTCTTGAAATTTTACTGTGTCACCGCCCTTATCAGGATGATGTTGACTAGCCAATTTACGATAGGCTTTTTTAATTTGATCTTGTGTTGCGTCTTTATTAACGCCCAATACTGAATAATAATCCATACATTATTCTATCAAATATAATAGGATTTGTCAATTATTGTTGTGGGGGAGGATTGGGTGGGCTAGCGAATTTTTCTGATGCTGTAAAACCCAAACCTGCGATAACAATATACATCATGCTATTAAACATATTTGGATCGACTGTAAATTTAAAAAACAAATTGGCAATAAAACCTACACAACAAAGTGTAAATGAAATTAATGTAACAACTCTTTTGCTTGAGATAGATTTATTATGGCTATCTGCCAACATTGATTTCATCATATCGTTCATTAAATCCTCGCAATTGCTTTCAAGTCTTTAATATATGTATCTTCTTCATATAATGATACAGCCTTTAAATTTGCCATTGTACGGTATTCGTTTAATTCTTTTTCTTGTTTTATTTTTTCTTTGTACAATAAAGGACTAGTTATAATTACATCATTTAAAATTTCAGGGTCGGCTACATATTCTTTATCGTCAACTTTAATTTTATATTGATCTGCCTTACGATCAGTTAATGTGTATAAATCTTCTAATAATTCGCAAATTCTTTTTGGCACGCTACTTCTACGTTTCATTTCAGCAAATACTAACCATTGCCCTGGTTTATATTCACCAGTACTTACGCTAGCATCCATAACCCAATCATAGCCAACTTCTAGCCATTGTACTAAATCTTGTGCTGCTGATTTACTGTTTAAAATAAAACTTAAAGTTACAACCTCGCTGTCTTTGCCCATTTTTGCTTTGTATTCATCAACACTAACAACGGGTTCTATTTGTCCGACCATATCATGATAATCTAACCCTTCATTGATTATTTTACTCATATTATAATCCTGGAGGTGTGCCAATTGGATTTGAACCTGCTGGTAATGGACCTGCTCCTATACCTGCATTTGGGCTACTAAGTTGCTGTTCATCATCTGATTTGATTTCTTGTTTATCTAAATCTTCATCATATGCGTCATCAATGTCGGCTAAGTCAATTGTTTGACCAGCCAAATCAATGCTGCCTTCTTTAATATCATCCATAAGTTCTAATGGAATAGTAATTTTTACAAACCAAACTTTTTGTGGTTTGAATTTTGGATATTTTGTGCCTGGAATAAAATCATCATAATCATTTACAGCAACAGGTACTTCTACCGAACTTTTAGCAAATTCTACTTTGCAACCTAAATTTAATAAGCGTTTAATAGCACCTGGATCTGGCATCAATTTATAGGGCCACATGAACACGCAAGTACAGTCATATCGTCCTACATTTGGACCCTGTACTAGTTCACCTAATATCCAGTTTTTGTATGCGTATAAATCAGCATCGTCTAAAACACGCTCAAAGTCTAATAGAATAGACATGGCGCCATCGCTAGTATAAATGCCCTTAACAGTGCTTACTATACTAACAAAGTCTATATTATTAAAAAAATCGTCTGCAACTTTATGTACCATGTATGTATTTATCAATAATACTATGGTTTTAAATCATCCTTTGCTTTAACGCTTACAGGTGCTTCTCGTTCAAGTTGCGCAATAAGACTTGGATAAATTTCTTTATAATATGCGTTGATTTTATCAAAATCTGTATCTACTTTTGTACCTTCTACAGTACATTTTTCGATCTTTTTTAACCCATAATCTACAATAATATTGCATGTGCTAATATCAGCAGGCTTAATGCGTTTGCCTGTGCGCACTTCTTCATTGATTTGCCCGCCGGGCTGACGTAAAAACGTTACAAATAAATATCTCACGATGTTAACTCCACTAATGTTGCTGCCAATCCTATTTCAGGAATACCAATTAATGGCAGATTTGCTAGACCATTACGAATCGTAATAATAGCATTGTCTTTCTTATCCTGACTGTCACCCCATAAATCAAGATTGTTATACATCCAAACATAACAATCTTCAATGCGTGTTGGATATAATCCAATATATTGCATTAATTGTTTGCGACCTTCTAATATCTTACCTTTCTTAAAATACTCAGTTGCTTGTATTAGTATTTCATCTTCACTATTGCCCTCAGCCGCAATTGGGGCAAGATTTCCACTGATGCTTGCTTGTTGTAGTCGATTTAAACATTTACGTAGATCGGGATATGTAGCGCGTACATATGTATCCAACACATCCAAATCAAATGTAACGTTTTCAGTTACAAGAACGGTTGCTGCACGACCTGTAAATTCTGTAATATCAGTTTTAGCAATATGCATTTCATGACAGCGACTTTTAAGTGCTGGAATAATTTTATGTAAGTAGTTACAAGTTAGAATATAACGAACTGTGCTGTGATATGCTTCCATATCATTTCGAAGTGCTGCCTGACTGGGCTGTGTTAGATAATCAGCCTCGTCAAGTAATACAACTTTAAATTTGCCAAACGGCATAGTTTGTACAAAATTGTTAATCTTGTTACGCAAATGATCAATGCCATTCTCACGACTAGCATTGATTTCAAGTATATCCCATTCTTCAATTTCTAATTCATTAATAAGCATTTTGGCAAGAGTAGTCTTACCAGTGCCTGGATCACCACTTAATAATAAGTGAGGAATAGTTTCATTACTTAACCAATTTAATACCATGTCTTTTTGTGTTTGGTCAACAAAGACATAATCGTCCACAGTGTTGGGACGATATTTTTCTACCCAGAGATTATCTTTCACTTATTCACCTTTATAAATAAAAAACCTATAGTCATGTAATATAATATTACAATAACTATAGGCATCAATCAACATTAATGGCTAAACTTTATCGCCCAATGTATAGTCGTTTGGTCTTTCGTCTGCTACACAGAGTATGTCTTTTGGATCAACTCTACGAATAATCTTTTCACCTTCTTGATCAGTAATAATTACACCACGACCCCAGCGACCATGACTTACTAATACCCATTTACCTACATTAATTTCAGGATCATTAAATTCATCACCAAGTGCGTATACTTTAGCCCAACGTGGGCGTATGCCACTAGACTTCATATCATCGTCAAGTAATACTAATCCACCCTTACTTAAACGTTCTGTAAACTCCATATCGCTTACAATAACATTATCACGTATTGGGCGAAATTTACTTAACTCTAATGGTTTAAGATTTTGTTCTTTGTAGGTCTTCATTATTTCTTACTTTCCTGTGCTTTAATTTGTTCTACTTCTGCTGCATCATCTTCATCTAACATGTCGTTCATTGAATTTATGGCTTCAATTTCTTCTAACGATTGTTTTGGTGCAGGAGTTGCTGCTGCAGGTCTATGCATAGTTTTACCCTGCGCAGATTTATTACCAACTGTTTTTCCATAAGTTTCACTACGTTTTTGATTAATAGATTTAACAACGTTTCCTTTATTATCAATCAAATCACCACGTGCATTAACTTTTAAACCTGATGTCTTTTTGCCATCATGACCAATGCCAACTGCTTGAACTTTTTCGTTCTGTGCCATTAATCTTGCCATATCAACTTTTTTGCCTTGCGCACTTCTATAAATGCCCATATAAAACTCCTATTTTAAAAATTCTTCAATTGGTATGTCATAATATAATGAATTTATTTTATGTACACCCATTAAAAATAATACAAAACTGGCCACTGAACTACCTCTGCCCACTCCCCATACGATATTATTATCACGCATTGTATCAACTAGATACTTTAAATATTTTAATAAATTAAACATATTTTTTTCTTGATACATTAGTAGTTCGTGACCCGCTCTTTGTAATTCGCTGTCAGTTTTACACTGATCTAAAACAAACTGTGCTATGTCCATATCGTAATATCTTTTGGGCATAAACCAATTGTTTTGTAAACACGTATCAAACTCGCTTACACTCATAGTATTTAATGTATATTTTATAAGTGTTGGCAAATTTTCTAATTCTAATGATTGGTCAAACTTTATTTCATCTTCAACGAGAACATTTTTTAATTGTAAATTTGGGTCTGTATAATATAAATTTACTAAATCATTTTCGTTGAATATAAGTTGACCATAGATATCGGTACGCATACAGTTATTATAACTTTATTTTACTGTTGTGTCAACTGTTTCTTCATTATTTGGGTTTTTAAAACTTAATTTTACACTTCCCCAACTCATGGGATTTTTCAATTCAATAACATTAGATTTTTCTTTTGGCATATCACAAATACTCATATCGTTACGTGTCCACCAACCTTTGATTGGTGTCATGGCCTCTGCCAATTCATGTTGCAATTCAAAAGTAATACCATTGCCTAATGCACTTGTAAAATGTATATCAGTTACAAATAAATGTCCTTCCATAATCGCATTTAATTTTAATAATACTACCATGGCAACTATTTGATCATATGGCTGTTCTGGGGTCGTGCAAACTTTAAGTCCAGCATCTGTATATTTTTGTATAATATCTGTGTTGTCAGCACATACTATTACGCTATCTTCCATAAGAATATCAAGAAAAAAATCTAAACGTGATACAGCAATATTTTGTGCGTATGTATCATCAGTATAAACGTTCATAGTAATTTCAAAATTATATAAGTTTACACAAAAGTTATTTTCTAAATTAAGTCCGGTTGCAAAAGTGCAATTTTTTCTGATTTTAACTTCCATATTATTTTGTTGCTTTGGTTATGTTAATTTGTTCTTGCATGTTTTGTTTCTTAACCAATGCATCCATTTTAATTTGATAAGCAGTTTTATAACTGTCAAGTGCCATTAACAATTGATTTACCATTGGTTGATTTCCCATGCGACTAGCAAACGTAAGTTTAGTAGTAAGCTTACTTATAATATTCTGAATTTCGTCTAAACTTTTATCTGATAAATCGCCAATAAATGGGTGATTCATAAATTACCAAGGATATAATTCAGTGCGTTTAAAAATATCATTACCAGAAACCAATGTGTTCATTGTGCAATTGCTTAATGTACTTACTGTGTTTACTGAAACTTGAGTTCCTGCTATACCATTACTGCGACTATACGCAATTGTGATATTGGCATTTGAGCCGCTTGTGTTAATACTTTTAATATAATATACTTGATTTACATTGATATTACTGTTTGCGACATTTCCTGAAAAGATAACTGGGCTATTTACTGTAAGATAACTTACGTTGCCAGTAATGCCAATATTGCCAGAAACATTTGTGTTTGCAACTATAGAAGTATAATCAGTGCTGTTATATGAACCAACACTTACATATAGATAATTTACTGGGTTGGCTTCAAAACTATTTGTAGTTGTGCCTACGTCTACTTGACTTCCACCCACTGATGAACTAATTGTAAATGCGCTGCTATTTGAAACAGCATTAACATAATATAAAGTGCCTGCTGTAATATTACTATTACTGCTATCGGTATTACCTGTAAAACGTATTGCTAGATCAGGATATAAGTTTGCTGTAGTATAACCAGTGGCAACAACTACATAATTGCCTGTGTTAATAGTATTAGCAATTGTAATTGGTGGTATATTGTTTACAGCAACAGTACCTGACATATCGCCTGGTAACCCAGTAGGCGGAACTAAACGTGTTTGTACTTGTGTGCTTTCATATGGACGATTTAATGGTGTTATGTAAAGTGTATTACCGCAATCAGTTGTACTGATTTGATAATTCAACTGCGTAACGCCATATGGAGGTTTTACAGTAGCAACGTTGCCAATATTAGCATAATTTTCAATGATAGTTACGCCATAGTTGTTGTTGCTTGAAACTACTGAACTTGGAAAAATTACATAAGCATTAGCATTACTAAAATTAAATTGTAACTGAATATTTTGTTGTGTTTGTGCTGGAGACCAACTGCCAAATTGTAATGTGACATTACTGGCTACTGTGCCATATTGTACATCACCTAAACTTGCGTTAATTAAAACTGTTCCTGCTAACGCATTGCCCAAATTATATGTAGTTGATCTAAAACTACGTGTACTTGCATTACTAATAAGTGTATTAGCCATGTCATTGCTTAATGTACTATTGGCTAAAGCAGATTTTAATACTGCTTTATTTTGTAGGTCAGTGATTTCGCTAGCAGCAATGTTTAAATTTTGCACTATTCCGCTAAAGTTGTTGCGAAAACCCTGGCTACTTTGATTTTGCCCTGGCACTGGATAATTTACATTTATTCCGTTTGTGTTAATTGTACTCATTAATATGTTCCTGTATAGTATTTATTATGGATATGTGTTAGGTAAAATAGTTTTACGTGGGAATAAAACATAAAAATCTTTACTGTCTAATGGATTTGGTACTGGGGTGCCACTTGGTAAATCTGTCCATGCAGGTGGAGTTAATGTGTTATTGTAGTCATATGTCATAGATTTATTAACGCTAAATCTATCTATTTCAAAGTTAATTTGATTTAACACATATGGCTGAGGGTTACCATTTACATTATAATTTAACCAATTATTTTGTATTTGATATTGTATGTATTCCGCATAACTTACAGTTTGACCGTTAAGGGTAGTAGTGCCAGGTAATGTATAACATATTACCCATGCTGGAACGAATCCCAATGTCCCACCATTACTTTGCTGACTTGTCATCCATGCTGGCAATAAACTACTGCTATAAGTTTGACCAAGAACTTGCCCTACACGCTCTCTCATATCAATTAAACTGTTTGGATATAGTTCTTGCGCATGTCCTGGATCTAAACTAGTATAATATGTTGGGTTACCATTACTATCAGGGTAGATATAACTTGTATAAATGTCTGTTACGCTAGTATACCATGGTCCCAAAAATAACGGTATAGGTCTAGGCCATTCAATACTTTCGGGTATGCTTATACCCTGTGGGTTTACCAAATTATCAATAACGTTACTATATACAACTTCATATATAACATTGCCATTGCTATCTTTAGCAACAGCAGTGTTGATTTGTCCCAATGTCAAATTTCGCCAATAATGGTTTTGTGTTACTGCTGCTACATATTGATCAAAGTCACTAGCATCAATGCCATATGCGTGTACATATGTAACATCAGTGGCTACACCAAAATTAGGATCATCTGGTCTATAAATGAAACTTGGTGGTATAAGAGTTGGATTTTGTAATAATCCTTCTAAAATCAAACGTTGTTCTAACGGTGGAGCAGCCGTAATATAAAGAGTATCACATGGGTTATCGAACTCTTGATAGACACTCATACTAAAATTTTGTGTAGATTGAATTAATGGATAGTTGGGTGAATATGCTTTAACAGTAAAATTATATGTTAAAGTAGTGTCAACTGGTGTTAATTCATCTTGTGGTTGCCAAGCAACATTGCCAACTATTTCTCCATTGCTTAATAAATTTAAATTTGGAGGAAGCGATCCACTTATGATTTCATACTGCAAAGGTATATCACATTCGGCAAATACTGAAAATGTACAAGGTGTACCATTAGACAATGTTCCTAAAACTGAAGGACTTAACCACGTAATTGTTCCATTAATATCATTTGCAATTACAAAACTAAATGTAAAAAATGTTGATTGAACTGTAGGGAAGTTTGCTTTTTGTACTTGTACATCAAAAGTAAATGTATTGATAGTGTTTGGACTTACTACAGGTGTTCCCGATATCCATCCAGTATAAGGGTCACCAATTAACCCCAATGGCAATCCTATATAGTTATACTTTAAACTATCTCCATCAAAATCGTAGCCAAGTATTTCAAATTGAAATAACTCACCACTTAATATTGATCCTATATTAGCAGGAACATTAGTTGGATATGTGTTGCCGTTACTATTTTCTGGCAATATATAATATGCATAAATTTCAGGATTATTTGTTATATCATAACTTTCTGGTCGTGTGTTAAGAATAGTAGGCACACGTGTATGCGGCGGTAATCCTGGACCTCCTTGACCTGTTGGAGTATTTTGATTTATAACTGTTATAAAATAACTTTGTAAATCATTACCCAATGGGCTTTGCAATTCTAAACTAAAACTATATGTGGTAATAGTTGGTTCACCTGCAACGCTATTAGGCAATACAGTTGTTAAAAATCCACTATCGTTGGTTAAAGAAACAATTGGTCCATATTGAGATGTGCTAATAGTAAATTGTGTGTTGTTAATAATTGAAGCAACGTAATATGTTTGTCCAGGTATAATATTACCAAATGAAGTTCCTGTAAATGTAATTTGTCTTCCAACAACAAACCCTGATGTACTTACTACTGTAATACTATTGTTTATACTGCTAGTAACAGTAGCATAAGTTACAACTGTTTCAAAATTAATATAGGTAACTGGGGGATTAGGATACCCTCGTATAATGCCATATTCATTTATTTCTAATCCTGGAGGTAAATTACCCTGTATTAATCCAATCGTAACAGGATTACTACTTACTGGGTTACTGTAAAGTATAGGATATTCTACCCAAAGACTGTCAAGAGTTGTTAATATCTGTCCTGCAGGAGTAGTAAACGCTGGGCTTGGAGCCGCTGCTATTGTAATTGTAAAGGTTCTATCTTGTATATTACCTAAATTATCTGTAACTCGTATAGCAAAAGGATAAGTTGTAACTATGCTAACAGTTGGCTCATTACCTAATAACAAGCCATTTGAATTTAAAGTAACCCCAGGTGGAAGTGTGCCACTTAACAATGTATATGTAAGTGTGGTTGCTGGTGCAACAGCACTAGCAGAAAATTGAAATACAATAGAAGTTTGAAAAATTCCTATTGATCCTGCTGGCGTATTCCAAACTGGGGCTGTCATCTTATCCTTGTAGTATAGCTAAGGCTGCGTTATACTTTGCTGTTCTATCATCAAGGCCAATTGTACCACCATTGATACGCTTAGTCATTGTTAAGATATCACCTTTATCAGCAATGTCATTAAGACCATGTGTATTCCAGAACCAAGCAGCACTGGCTACAGCGCCTTCTGTTGTTTCTAAAAATGCTACGGTGTCATCTAATGATTTGCCTAATGATGCTGCGAATTTAGTATAATTGTCTTTGCCAGTTAATTGAATTAGTCCGCGACCACAAAATTTGTAACCGTCGCCACTTGCTTCATCGCCATTGCCCATACGACTTGCGTATACTTTGTTAGCAATCTTTTGTGGATTACGAGCATAAGCATTTGCTGTGTCGGCATCTGGGAAATACTTGTGGAATATCTTTTGTAAACCATCAGCACTATAGTTTAAGTTTTCTTTAACAAAGTTAAAGTCACCACTTTCGTGTGCTACTTGTGCTAAAAAACCTGCCATGCGTTGTGGTGTGTTAATACTATAGTTTGCGCATTCTGTGTTTAATGCGTCAACAAACTTTGCTAATGTGTCGTGATTTGTTTTTGGACACAATTTTTGTAATAAATCTACTGTTACCATTGGATATGTTCTCCTTTATTATCCGTAAGTTGCGTTCAATGTATACCACTGTGTAGTAGTTACTGATTGAAAATCAAGTCTGCCGCCTGCTGCTAATGAATACGCAACATTTGCACCTAAGTTGTTAATTTGTCCATTAACTGCTGGGTATACAGCCAACGCATTTGCAGAAGTATTTATAATTGTAATACGTATGCCTGCAGTTGGTGTTGGGAACACTACTCCACTTCCGCTTGCTACAGTTGATACAACATTTATTTGAGATGTAATTGCTGTGGCATTACTTTGTACAGTTCCTGCTGCACTTATGTTTGTAGTTACACTTGGTACAAAGTATCCAGTGTTTGCGATGACACTAGGTCCTGTAATATTACCACTACTGTTTAACGAAGTTAATGTTCCTACACTTGTAATGTTTGGTTGTGCCGCGCTTGATACTGTAGCCGCATAACTTGTTGTTGGGATACTCAATGTACCAGTGACATTAGACCCTGTTAAGCTAGTTAACCCAGAACCATTAGCATACAATACCATTGATGCAGTATTGACTGTTGAAGTTACATTCAAAAGTGTTGTTGCAAAAGAAACTGACCAACCA